ATTTGATGTTGGATAGCCAAGTAGGTTACGCCCTTAGGTCTTTTGATTCTTCTTATAGTTTCCATCTAGAATAGAGTTTGATTTTTAATATTCTGTTGGGGGTAGGTGGGATAATAGATTAATAGATGCTGTGGTCTGGAGTTTCTTCCCTCGGTTAGTACACCCATTAGACCATGGTTTGGTGTATCCTGCTGGCTTACTGCAGAGTTGCTAGTGTACTGGTAGCAAGTTTGCATAGCAATTCTTTAGGTAAAATTAAGTATTGCTAGAAGGGTATTGGTAGGTAATAGTCCCCAAGTAAGTATTAACATGGTTGAAGTCTGCCCGTACATCTACTGAGAGGATTTCGTTCTCATCCTGTTGAAGTATTCGGATTTCCACCTGTATATGGCTCTCAAGGTCTGATATACCTTGTTTCTGAATTATTAATATAAATTTTTGTGGGTATGTCATGATTACTCAGGTATTTGATGGTGTCTAATGTTAATCCCCTCTTGTTTGAATGATACGTGATGAGCATGGATAAGTACTTGGCATTCGTACCAAGTGTGTCCTGGTACTGATACTGTACTGGTGTATTCCTCTGTTCTCTTGAGTAGATCAGAGTTAACTGAAGCACATGATACTAAGACTATGAGTAATAGTCCTAAGATAATTGTTTTCATAGTTATGTGTTTAAAGTATGTATTGTGAAAGATATTTAATACCTCTTTTTACTCCACCTCTAGTTATATCATCTTCCATATATCCACCCATGCTACAATATTCCAGAAATTCAATTAACATTTCTAAATCACAACCTTCAATAGCTTCTAATATCTTTTTCTTAGAAAATTCAGAAGTTGCTATTTTATAAAACCTATTTATAATATCAATCCCCTTTGCCTTATGATATCTTTTAGACGATCTTTCATGTTTTACCTCTTCTGTATAGGTCATGGATATTGGCCTATTAGCATTCTGGCAATAGTTAGTTTTTCCCTTTTGTATGTCAAGATAAACAGTTCTATTATTCCCAGGTTGTGCATAGCGTATCATGGTTTCTATGTTTTTAAATGATTCCTTCTAGGTCCTCTGGTGAGGCTGATTCTAATGTCTGGTAGGGGATAGTAATAATGTCCTCTGTTCCACCAGGCCATACAGCTAGCCTCATAAAATTGTAGGCTAGTGAGGTCTCCAGTACCCAGACTATTGTCCCTGAGTAATTAAATAGTTCTTCGCCATTGTATTCTGGCATTTCTGCTGATGGTGTCATAGTCCTCTATTTGTGTTTATACCAATTGGTGGTGGAGTATATTTCTTTTGATCTCTACGTACCCTGTAGAGTTGAGTGAGTTTACCCTTGATTTCGCTTCTGGCAAAAGGGTCGGAAGCTCCCCTTAATTTACTCTCAAGGATAAGGATAGCAGCCATCAGTTTCACAGGTGATGATTGTTTTGTGAAATGAGTAGGTATAACATGTTGTTTGCGTTTCATGGCTATAGTATTACTTCGGTTAAAATTTCTGTTAAATTGACTTTCCCCAAGATAAGGTCTGGGATTTTGAATTTGAGATCTTGTATAGTTTCAGTCCAGACATGTATAAAATGGTATTGAGCTTTACTAGAAGGATGTGAAGTTCCGAACCATATAAATATAGCATTGGATAGATTTGTAGACATAGTAAAGGATTCGAGATTGAGAGTTCTTTCAAAGGCATCATCTACCTCGTTAGGATCACCGGCAGCATAAAAAAGTAGCCACCATGCAATGATAGTCCTAAGTGCTTCGATTCGTTTCATGGTTATGAGTTTTTACCGATTGTGTCTATTATGTCATCCTTGAGAATATCAAGGGCAGTAATGATATTTTCTAGGTCAGCAATATCATCCCAGTTAGGTAGAGGTATGGGGCGTGGAGTATTGGATACTCGTCCCACGGTGTATAAGCTTGAGACTAATTGTTTGAGATACCATTCTGATGGGTGCAAGTCATCCTTTTGATATCTGTGTACGTGTGTAAATCTGTCGTGTAAGTCCATGGTTTAAGTTTTACATTTTGTATCTGTATAAACATTGTTCTCTTGGGTCTGATTCTGAATCGTCCGGTTCCCCTGACCATTCAAGTTTGAGTAATTTAAGCATGAATTGTTCCCAGAGCATTTTGTGTTGATAATGTTTGCAAAGTTGGAAAAAGACATCCGTAATAGAGGGTAAATAATCGAAATAGTCATCGTCAGCACCCCGTCCCGTCCAGCAATCGTTAATTAAATAATTTGAAAAATGTTCGAGATACCCGATTATTCCTTGGAAACTAGGATAGAAGCTAATTGAATAATAATTAGCATCCGGTTCGTCGTCCCAGTCTGCGAAATCTTTATATTTGAGTTCTTGTTTTTTCCAAGTGATGAACATCTTAGCCATGATGGTTTCAAGTTTAGCATTATGTTCAGTATAGTTTTCCTTGGTAGGTCTACCATGTTCCAGTTCCAGGATATTTTGAATAGCATATCCGTCCCATTCTGAATGGATATGAATCCCATCAAAAGGTGGGATTTGGTGATCATCGACCGTTGCTAATACTATGATTGATTTTAATTCCATGGTTTAAGTTTTAAGTGTGTATAGATAAACTCCGTTTACTTTGGTTCGAGTTACGGGTAGATTCTTTGGTTTTGGCAAGGCTCCCGTAAAATGCCTGGATGGCATTTGAGTAAAGTTACCTTCAGACCAAGATGTTTCTGGGTAATAAATCAAGAGGGTATAATATGCAATAGTGTATTCGTAATTGGCTTGATGTTGAGCTTCAGATAATTTTATACGTTCAGTCCCAGTCCAGTCTTCATGTCTGATAAAGCCTTGGTCCTTTAAAATGTGGGTTATCTCTTTATCGTTATTAGCGAAGGTTTTTGATTGTCCCAGATATAGTTCTCTTAGAGTAGCAGGATGGTCAAGATATCTGAGTACCCTGATATATTTGGCTTCCCGTTTGGGTAAGTTCTTAATTAATGATAGGTCTATTGTTTTCATGGTTAATATAGGTTAATGTTATAAGTATCAAATATGGTTGAAGTAGATGTTAGTCCATCCTCGTGGAGAGCATCATCGATCCAGTGCATTCTGTGTTCGTTTTCCAGTCCGTATAGGATGTATTCAATAGATTTTGTATGTGTTTCTGGGATATCTGTCCCCAGTATTCTATTGAGTTGTTCCTGAATACCGATATAATCGTATGATTTAAGTTCTGGCATAGTTTCTTGTTTTTAGGTCATTCTAATGTCTGATGATATGAACCAGTTATTAAGAGAATTAAAGTAATCCAGGTCACCTGGATAGTAATCAAAATATGTATCGTCACCAGTAGGTACCCAAGATAATTGGTGATGAAGGAATATAAAATGTTCCATGTGAATAGCATGTCCAATAGCCCTGTCTGCGGTTATGTATGCATGACCATTTTGGATATCTAGCGAATTAGTGTTTAATTGTGGTGCCTTGGTAAATTCAAAAATATCGTTTATGGATTTCTGGACAATTGTCCAAGGTATTATCGTATTATAAGGTTTTTCTTCCTTGGTAACATGTGGATAGAAATCGATCATAGCTTTTAAAATATTGATATGATCCCAAGTATAGTATTCTCCGCCTCCGATTGAACCAATGATATCAGCCAGGTTTTCTGGACCAAGTTCGAAATAGATAAGAGCATCGAATAATGTAAGATTCTTTTTAAAGAATGTATCCAAGCATATTGGGCAAAGGCAATCGTCCCCGTCATCATGATAGAATCGATCCCCGTTCTTCTCTGAATGAGCAGAGTAAAGTCTTATGTAAGTGTCTTTGTTCATAATATATAGTTTAAATGTAATCTGATAAGCAACCCATTGGATCGTCCTCCCAGTATTCGTTATCAGGTATGACGGGTTCGAGTTGCTTGTTAAGCATGAATAAGAGTTTGATCAGGCCCTTTGTTTTTTGTCTGGGTATAACTGATGTAGTAGTTACCCAATGTTTACCATTGTGTGTTTGGTCCCAAGTAAGATAAAAAGAACCGATAAGGACAAGATTATCTCTGTAAATTCGAAGTTCGTTGCCCCAAGTGCAATCGTGGTAAGCCAAGATAATTGGCATTCCATTGTATTTGGTATCGATTGACCCTTTTGAAAAAGCAGTGGGGTCGGCCTTGTTGTAAGTACCAGAAGAAGTTTCTGGGATTCTCTCTAATGTATTTTCGATTAGAGTAACTAACGATGGGTGTTTGATTTGGTTCATGGTTTCTAGTTTAATGGTTTATGACTTCTTGAAGTGTATCCTGAAAATTAGTGAGCAGATCTGAGAGTATATCAGCTTGTTCGTCCTGAATAATATCGCAGTTCCAAGCATCATTGATATCCATTTGTAGATTAGGCATATCCGTTAATAAAGTATGACCTTTGATACTGGTCCTGATTTCCTTTAGTCCGGAAGGATTGAAAGATCTTACCAGTTGTCTAAGTCTCCGGTACATGGTGGTTAAATCGAGCATTGATGCAATGAGTGCCCGTCGAGCATTGGAATAATTGTTTTCCAGCTCCTCCAGTTGATCTGTGTATTCAGTTTCCATGATTTAGTTTGTAATGGTTTCTATTGAAGAATAGTTATCCAGTTCCTCCAGTTGATCATGGAGCAAATGCATGATGAATATCCGTACTGGGTGTGAGTGAATTTTAATGATGTTATCAAAGTTGACCCTTGAATCGAATAGCCGGTTGATTTCCCGTTTATCCCATGGCCCGAGTTCGAGTTGCATTAGGAAATTGTATACCCGTTTCTTTTGATTGAGCATTAAATGTTTTTCCCAATGATGTTCACCCTTATGGGTTGAACTGATTTTGATTGATTTTGGGTTTTTCATGGTTTCTGTTTTTGCATTATTTAAATTTAATTAATAATAAATAATATATGCAAATTTAAACCATTATGCAACCTTTAAGGCCGTAAAATTACCTTATTATTAAACTATTTGGGATTCCTTATTTTATCCATTTCAGGGAAACCTTTTATTAATCCTTTATTTAAAACCTTCCCACTACTTATATACCGACCGTAAGCCTATCTTAGCCTTAGCTCGAGACGGGATAAAAAGTCATTCTTGATTGGTTCTCATCAATCGAAACCTTGTACATATGCCAAGCTCTATCTAATCTTGCATCCATAGCCTTCCGTAATTGTCCCTCGATATCTATTACTGTATCAGGTTCCCAAGGTATATCCACTTCCATAGTAAAACTCAATGGCTTTTCTTGGGCCTGTATCGCAAATACGGTATCCTCATTTGATACAAACATCTGTAACAACCATGCTATAAGCCTGGTTCTTAGATTTAATTGCATCCTTTCTATATCCTGAACCTCATCGTCTAATGATCCCATTTGTGAACGCAGGATACCTTGTAATTGCTTTATACCCTTAAGATCGTGGTCATCTACTAAATCCTTAGAATATTTATCCACAGATAAAGCTACTTCCTTTTCGAATTTTTGTGCTTGCTCGTTATTCATAATAGTATACTTTTAAGGGGTTTTCCATCCATTCTAGTTGCCAACGTAGCATTTATGCACTATGCATTCAATATGCTAGTTCGGTGCACTAGATATTCTCTTTTTTAGCTCCGCGATTTCTTTCATTAAACCATTTGCTCTCCGAGTGTACCAGCCCATAGCTGCAGGAGTACTAGGAATCTCTGTACTATCCAACCCATTCCATTCCTCCTCTAGACTTTGAATTTGCCGTTCTATTTGTCTTTGTTCTTCTAAATCCATATCATTTAACTTTGGTATTCTGGGTCCCTTGGTATAGGTAGTCCTTGCATCTTAGCTTCAATCATTTTAACAAGGTGTTTATATGACCAAGCACAGAACATACCCTTCTGGTGCCACATAGAATATATAGCATCCACCTTATATGACCCACCATCTTCTGTTACTATAATCCAATCATCCTTGTTCTTATGGTAAGCCATACAACACCCATCAGCATATTTCCACCCATTGTGGCTACTCATCATTTGTAATGCTAAATGAGCATTATCCATGGTAAGCTCTTCTTCATGCTTTTCATAGTCATTTAATAATCTTGGTTCCATATCATTTAGGTTTTAATCCTGCCCACGTTCTATTAGGGTAATTATCAATAAAGGTTTTACATTCCTCTGGTCCTAACATAGGGGTCATCATTCCCTCTCCTATCACATACCACCCATCACTGAGGCGTAAACTCCTTAATGGTCCTGAGGTATTAACCTCTACTCCGTCTGAAAATTTAATCATGATCTATGTTTTTCTTATTCCATTCTAATAACTCTGCTAAATCATCAGGTTCTAGATATATATAAGCTGCGGTCTCAGGTTCAGTAAACCTCTCAGCCCTTATATCTAATTCACCACATATTTCTTGTAAAGCTTTAACTACTTCATAAAAGGCCAACATGGTTTTAGCATTTTCCACCCATTCATCAATATCATCTGGCCCAAATACATGACAATCTACTATATAAATTCCATCACCATCATCTGGGATATCCCACCGGATGTTACTATCCATGATAATAACATACCCTTTGTCGACCTTTTCAACTGCTTTTATTTTCATATCTTTGATACTAATTCGATTAAATCACCGCTATCAATACTCGTATAATACATTAGTTCATGATCATCATCCTCTGATTCCCATTCTAAATCTGGGAGTACTATATCAATAGCCTGAGCCACTCTACTAAATGCCATCATGGCCTTTCCCTGTTCCATTAGCTCGTCATGATTATCAGCTGTCCCAATGTTTAACCTAACCTCCCACCATGGGTCAAGATCTCCACCATCTAAGAAATCCAAAGTCCACTCAGTCCCATCTTCAAGAGTTATTTGGTAGTCGTGACTCCCACCAACTGGCTTTATGCTTTTAATATACATAGCTTTAACTTTTAAAAAAAGGGGCCTGGGAACCACCCCCGACCCCCATAACTAGAAACCATGAACTACACAGTCGTGAATTGACCAATATACTTTGCAAGCTCTCCTTTCTTTTCCTTCCTTGCCTCTCCCCGAAGTTTGGAAACCTGGAGTTCCAGCCTATTGATCCTGTTACGGATCTTTTGGCGGAAAGATTTACGCTTGAGTGGGTCTGTCATACCCTTAGGGTAGATATATTTGAGTTCCCTGCGACTGACCACCTTCTGAAGTGTGGTAGCCTTGTTTGCTGTTGCCAAGTCTTTTTTACCTTTGGCAGTGGACTTGGTTCCCTTCTTTTGTGTCATCGCTTTGGCTGTTTTAATTAATTATTTATTTAATATAAATATATGCAATATATAACCTTTAGGCAACTTTAAGGACATTAGATTTACCGTTAATTTAACCCCTCTCCCATCGCCATGTTATTTCCATCCCTGTATCCCCTGTGTAATGCTTCTTCGTTACTTAACCTCATTACCCTTTTACCATGCTTGATATTACTAAAGAGATTGGCTAAAGCATCATTCAAATCCTTTTCTGTTTGAACCACCAATGCATAGACCCCATCTTGCTCCTGTTTCTCTTTTCTTTGGGCCTCCCATAATTGCATATCCAATCCATTTACTGCTCCCATAAAATAGGCTCTTCGATATGCATTCTTATTCTTATGTTTCCATCCATGTTCTTTCCATGATTGCTTTTCAAAGATGCGGATTCTTTCCTCCAACCTTAATGCTAGTATCCTTACCACTTCCACATTGGTCTTAGTCCCAACGAGAATAGCAAATCGAAGTTGTTCTGTTTCCCCAAGTCCATTAATTCTTTTCCTATTCCTAGTAACTGCAGTACATAGGTTATACTTTGCTAAAGTATTATACAAGGCTAAAATCCATTGCCCCTCATTTTTTTTAGGAGAAATATCCTCGAAATTGAACTTATCTATCAATGCCTTATCCCCCCTAACATGAAGAGAGATATCTGCCATCTCAAGGTTGTGTTTGAGTAAAAGCATTCGAACCTTTTCAGCAGCATTGTTGGCTTCCTCTAAGGAACCAATGTCCCGTGCTCCCTGTTCGAGATCCATGAGTTTTTTGATCTTGTCTAGAATGTTTTCTGGTGCCATGGTTTATAGGTTTGCATTATTTAATTATAATATAAATATATGCATAAGGGATCCTAAATGCAACTTTAAGGACATTAAAATCACAATTGTTTAATCATTATCAATATCATATTCCTCACCCCAATATGTATCCTCGAGGTATCCATCCACGTTCTTTTCTAGATGGTCCTCCAAATCTTCCTCTGTAAAAGTATTGGGCTGTTCAGGAGCTTTAACCCCATTAGCTCGAGGATTAGAGTATAACGATTCCCATTTCTCTTTATTAAAGTCATAATAATAATCCCCTGGTTCTTCCGGTTTAGCTGGAATCACAGAAGATGGAATAACATATTCCTTCTCCCGATCAGAGTAAGCTATTAACCACGATAATAAGACCACGATAGCTAACCATAGAAGTACTCTACGGAAAGTAATTTCCTGAACCTCCATCAGTAAGTTAAGAGATAAGTAAGAACCTCTTCGTCCATCTTCTCCTTCTTACTCTCCTTGGCTTTAAGTTCCTCATTGTGGTTTAACTGGTAATTGAATGCATTATATATCAGCCAGTCGGTAACGTAGCTCATATTTAACATATTCCTTTCTTCCTCCAATCGGTAAAGTACATTCTCTGACTGGGTAACAGGGAAACTGGTTTCCTCGATTATATCCTCAATCCTTGATATAGGGTTACTAATCTCTGATGCAGCCAGTTCCTTATATACCTCAGCATGTTCCCCAAGTTCAGCCAGGAATTTTGAAGCCATCTCCATTACTCCTTCGAATGAGGTTTCCTCTCCAATAGCGGGAGTATGCATTTTCTTCATACTGATATTACCACCGGACCAAACCCCCATACCGTTGGTACATATCTCTCTCCAGAATCTATTAGCATACTGGTATTTAATAGATCCATCATAAGAATTGATAACCCGGATAGCAGGGAATACAGGATCTCCTTTACTAATATTAATCCCCTTATCCCTGAGAACAAAGTCGATAAAGAACCTGGCCCAATGCCCCACTTTTACCGCGGTTTCCACTTTATAATACTTAGAGATAGTCTCCAAGAATAAGGGTACTACCTGCTCATTAGGTACCAGATGATAAATCTCTGAACAGTAACTTACTATCCTCTTTTCACCATCTGGTTTTGTTATTTGGATTGCGAACTGCAATCCGGAAGGCAACTCCACCCCATCATCTAATGACGGATTTGGAATCTTTTCCACAGGAAAATAGATTTCATTCAATTCCATAATACAGATTTTAGTTTATAATAAATGAGTTACATTATTTAATAGTACTATCTTCGTTCAGGATCTTTTCAATCATTCTAGCTTTGTAATTCTCTGGGTATATTCGGAAACTCATGTTCCTACCTGTGGTTAGGTATTGCGGTACATCCCAGTTTGAGTGTTTAGTTGGTGCATCACATTTTATAGAACACACAACAATGACCACGATAATCATCATTAACTTTTTCATAAATCTACCTTTAGATAATTTATACCCTTAGCTCCACGAATATGTTTCGAGAAATATAAACCTTTACTACTGGCCACCATTAATTTATCGAACATATTTCTGGAGATGGGCCAATAGTTATAAATCCCCCCATTAAGAAACTTAATCTGAAGGGTAAGAGTAGGCATATCATATCCTACCTCAGCGATATTGCTTGATCCTTCAATCTTAGTTCTTTTCACGATTTCCTATTTTCGATTAGATCTTTCCATAGATTTACCTTAATCAGTAAATTCTCGTAAGCCTTGGGATATATATCCTTTAGCTGATCATCAAAGAGTTCTAGGATATACTCAAATACCTTGAAATCGATCTCATCCAAGGCCTCAAACAAGGTATTGGGATCCTTGTCTATTCCCTTATATACCTGAGTAGAGGTTATTACTTCATCATCAAATTGTTTTCGGCTTACCTCTAGATCCTTCATTATGTGTTCCCATTTCTCTCCCCATTCGTTTGTACCCAGTTCTGGAGATATTAGGATATCTGTTAAGGTTTCATTCTGGATTTTGCATATTTCTCTGATGAGCCGTTTTTGGGCATTAGATAGTTGCATACGGATAATTATTTAATATTAATATAAATATATGCATATTATAACCAATATGCAACTATTAAGGCTGTGGTTTATCCTGCGATAATTCAGGGAGATTTTTTACATGTTTTGCCCACCGGATAAAGAACTTACCTTTAGCCTTTTCTGGGTTAACCTCCAATGCCCTGAGTTCCATCATGAATTTCTCCTTTTCGTCCTCCTCCATGAATTTCGGGAATATCAACATTTTGGTGGTTTTAATAACCTCTTTGGGTTTCTCCGGAATTGGGACTTTTAAGATCTTCATAAACTCCCCGTTAAAATAGATTGGGACCTTATCAGTTCTTTCCAGAATAAGCTGGATACCTACCATAAGGAATGGATCATATTTATCAGCCTTAACACTCTTGGCTGTTCTTGTTTCTTTAACCATCCATTGGTATTCCTTGTGGCGGTCCTTTATTTCAATCTGATCGAATGCCTCAATTAATCCAAGGAATTCTGTGGTCCTGAATACAAAGCCCTCATCTCGTAGGTAATTAATTAACCTGTCCTGATGCCAATCTTCATCCAGGTTAGTTAATATTTCAACCATGGTCTCCCTGGTACCCGGAGAATCAGTTTTATCTTGCTTTTTCGGTTTATCTACTCTAAGTGGCAAACTACCTACCATTTGGTCAAGGTATATTTTAGCCTTTTCCACATCATCCTTGCTGTCCAGTGTAAATTCAATTCTGAACAACCCAAAGTGATCCTGTAAAGGACCTTTAGATAATTCTGGATCTTGTGCCACTGTTCTATCACCAACCATTCTACCTTCCTCATCGAATAGTTGTATTCTCAGTTTCTTTTCCATAACTATACAGTTTTTTGAGTGAAAACTAAAAGACCCCTGACGTGGTACAGGGGTCTTATTTCCAGGTAGGGTGGGTCAATCTTCTCCCTCTGCCTTAGGCTTTTTTACCACTTTTTTCTTGCCGTCCTTCTTTTCCTCTTTCCCATCCCCGGCTTCCTTCTTCTCAGCAGCTTTGACCTCCCGTCTTTTCTTGGCCCGGAACTTCTTTTTGTCTGCATCAGTGACGCAGTCTTCCGGATAGATGTACTTGGTCACCCTTTCTTTCCTGGGTTTAAGCTCCTTCGCAGCAGCTTTCAGGGTTTCGATTTCCTCCCTGGTGGCTTCGATTGCCGCATCCTTCTTTGCCAATTTCTCAGCAATTTTGGCATCCTCAACCTCTTTCCCGCGCTTAATTTTGTTCTCAGTTTTAAACTGACGGAGCTCAGCTTTTTGCTCCTTCAACGTTTCCCTTTTTGCATTTACCTGCTCAAGGGCTTCATCATAATCTTTCGGCTTTGACATAACTTTAGTTGTTAATTAATAATAAAACAAAACTTGATATTTATGTTAAAATAGTACATTTTCTCATCTAGTCTTTCGTTAGCTGGTAGTATTTACTTTACCAGGCATAATGAACGTGATCTGGTAATTAATCGCGTTAGCCACATGGAGTTTAACCAATGATGAAACCTCATCTGGATCAACATTTACAAAATAAAGATTAAAGCGTTCCTCAACCAATATTTGGGGATTCTTTTTATTTGGCCTAGATCTTTTACCTTGTACGTGAACGATATTCCCATGAACCCCAATATTTCTCATTTTCTTCATTAAATCCTGACCCTTCTCCAAAAGTTGCATTTTTCTCTTTTGGAATACATCACCCCTCTTCTTACCTTTTGGGTTATCACCTGATGGGCCATACTCCAAATGTAATTCCTCGAGTTGTTGTCTAACCCGATTATACTGTTCCAATATGTCTCTGTACCTGTTCATAGTAACATACGTTTATGGTGATACTGGCTACCGATAGCGTGGTAATACTCTGGCTTATCAGTAGGGAACTTCTTATAGTCCAGTTTAAACAATTCTTTTATCATGTATTCAAGGTGTACTTCATATTCCCTGTCTTCTACTAGTTTATTCTTTAGAGTTATATAAGTACTATCTTCAAATGCATCAACTCGTTGACTAGCATATGATCTAACGCTCTTGTAGCCTGCCTTTTTTGCTTGACCTTTCGCATTAGCAACTAACCAAGTATGGTACTCATAATGAATCCTGAAATAATAGTTCAGAGTAACCTCTGCTATTGCAATTCTTGGGTGTTGACCAATGATCCATAACCCCTTCCTGAATTGGTAACCGTTTCTATCCAGTATATCCCTCCACATCAATTTAACCCCCATATGCTTGGCAATTATATATAATATATTATAGTGTTTGCCCTCAGCAAGGTTTTTATTGAATGGTAATAGGAATTCTAATGAAGTGATCGCCCCAAGTGGTAGCAATTTGTTACTATTCCACTTGTCCACAAAACGATTGAATCCGAGTAGATATTTAGATACCCATTTTGGATCCCATGTGTGGCGTGGATATAAATGTTTTGTATATTTATTAAATTGCATATGCAAATATAATAAACATAAATCACCGAATGCAACTATTTTGGCCGTTAAATTACAGTGGATTTACTAAGCATGGATCGTATCCAGATTCCGCCCTTTATTCCTCTTTACCTGCTCTTCTCTAAGCCTGTTAATAAGAAGATTTAGTTGGTCATCCGAAACATCAATAATAAGGGCGAGAACCTTATTGATTAAATTCCCACCCTTATCAAATGTATTGCCGCTGTCAGCCTTCATTACTTCTTCTTTTTCTTAGGAGCCTCAACTTTGAGTTCCTTAGCAATAGCTCGACGTAACTTGTCCTCCTGAGTGTCCTTATCGAAATCATCAGGATCTGCATCCAGTTTTTCCTCATCGATTAGATCCTCCAATTCGTCCCAGTCACATTCTTCCAGATCCTTCCAGGTATACTTATCATCCGGTGTATCTCCTGGATCGGTTTCTCCCGATGCAGCTTCCTCAAGGACTGTGACATCAATCTCTTCTGCAACCTCTTTCCGGAAATCATCGACCTCATCCTTGCTATGATCCGCAGCTTTGGTTTCCAGGTCATTTTCCTTACAGAATTTCTTCAGAGCCTTGTAATCCATTGCAAGCATATCCGGNNAGCCTCACCACCTGAATCTGGCTCAGCCGGAGTTTCCTTGGGCTTTGCTTCAGCCGGAGCCTTAATAGCCCCAATAAAATCCTGAAGTTCCTTAAGTTTTAAATCAGGGGTAACTATCTTTACGATGGCTACCTCATCATTGTCAAATAAAAGACCCATGTACCCACTTTCCAGTTCAAGGGTCCTAACGATTGTTCTTCCTTCCATAATTATGGTTTTAAGTTAATAACTATATTATATAATAGTACTTTAGGTCTACTAGTTTACTTTCGTTTATCCAGGCCTGCCACATGAGCCTTTGTGTACCCCGGAATTGCTATCATGGCCTGAAGATCATATATGTTATGTTTATAATCATCCTTCTCTTCATGCTTATGCCAACACCATTCCGGAAATACCAATATAGATTCTAGGTGGATTGAACATACATAGTTATGCTCTGGACTTGGGTTAGCTTCAAATATATGGATAAACCCTCTTGAAATGAACTCGGCTCTTACATATTGCAAACGAGGTCCATAAATAGGTTCAGGCTTAAGGTGTTTTTCTATCCTCTTACTGAAGATGTCGTATAACATATCAGCTACCTCATCCACCAGATAGGGTCCTACATCATAATGAGCCTGAAGACATCTTACGATATTGGATAGGACTACAATTTCCCTGAAATCCAATCCGTGTTCTTTTTTCCACCTCTTAATACCTGGTACAGGTTGAGAAAATGCCCAATGATGGTTTCTCCATTTCTTTAATCGCTTTGTGAATAAGACTGGTTTGTCCTCGATAATCTCCCAAACTATAGTCTTATTTAACTTGGGTCTTTCTTTGTCTGTTTTCATACGCCTTCTTTCATTATTCCTAAATAACTGCTTTTGGTACTGGGTTTTACAATCCTTAGGATATTTAAATTTGGGGTGTTTCGAAATCTTATCCCGCTTCTTAGATTTATCATATTCAGGTTGCCGTGCAATTTTAAACTCCTTAGCCTCCTTCCAAGATACTATCCAATACCCTGAATTAGGTCCGCAATGTATATCTATAAAATCCTGTGCTTGCTGTTTATTATCAAAATGCTTTATAATAATCTCAGGAAACCTGTAATCCCTAACATCCACTACATACCATTTCCACTTCTGGATCGAGAATCTTTCCTGTATATGTTTAGGTAATGTACTAGTCATTATACTTACCCATATTTTTTACAAACTTTTTGAATCTGGCTCTCCAAGTCTTTTCCTCAAGTTTTTTAACCAGTTTCTTAAGCTCGTCTCGTTCATCAATTGTCCTGGCTAATCTGATACCTTGATCATAGAGATAAGCTTCCTTCTCCTTGAGTTGTTTCTTTAATTTTTTTACATACGTGGTTAATTGTTCTTTGCTACTCATAGCTTCTTAGATTTGTTAAACCATATACTTATTGATTTCTCTGATGCATCTGGAAACTGTTCCAATACCTGAACTATAACCTGTTGTTTATCCAACCCAGTTTTCTGAAGTTGAAACGTAAGAGCTTTCTTTGTACCTGCAAATACCCCCTGTGCTGTTCTCTCCCTTCTTTTCTTCTTTTTCTTTACTATGGACCTAACACGTTTCCTTTTGGTAACATTCCCTTCATCATCCCGTTCAGCGATAAATCCTAACCTTAATGCAGGGTGGATAATGTCATCAGCATCCCCTTCCTTATCCACCATGGCCAATTTGATTTGTTCTTCTTGCCAATCATCGAACTCATCTAAAAGGTTATGCTGGACATTATCATAGAAATGTTCCCTGAAATAGCCTGATAGTTGGTGTATCCCGCCTTCTATCAATTCCTGAAAAGGCATCCCGCGCATTACACACTCACGCTTAAGATCCTTATATTTCATTTTCATCATATGCCCATCAGCTGGGTGGGCATCCATTTCAAATTTCCTCTTCTTCCTTGACATCATCTAAAGGTTCGCAATGTTCAACTAAAGTAGCCACCAAGTTATCATAATCCCCAGATTGGCATTTCTTGAGGACTTCATCGATTTCTTCCTTAGGCCATTTTTCTTTTCTAGCCTGCTTTTGAAAGTGGCCCATTAAACTAAAGGCATTACCATCGATGGTTGTAAGGTCAAGATTAACTGTTTTTTGTGTCATAACTAGTTCGTTTATAATTATTTAATAATATATAAATATATGCAAATGGTTTTTACTAGCAAAATAATTAGGGTACTATTTTACTCCAGGATAGAACTTTTTTGCGTCCTGTACACGGTCCTTATTTTCTTTCTTTTTTCTTTGGCCTTTAACCATATCTTTATCAAACGTTGCCCAGTCCAGATATGTACGAGATTTATGGATATTTTCTAATTCACTATAGTTAACAGCCTGCACTACTAATTCCCTAAACTCTGGCCAGAACCTTTGACCGGTCTTACAGTTCTTTATATTATCAACAAAATAGCCCGATACTAAGTGCCCGAATTCATCAGCCCTAGCTCGATCGTCAAATAAAAATAAACCTGCTTTAGTTAGTTCTACAATAGAAGCAGGCTTATGTTTTACATCTATCACTTTATACTTATCATCTAAGTGGATTGATATCAGGGGTAAATACACCTTCTTATATTTACCACTGTAGGAGAATTTCTGGATAATTATATAAACAGAATATCTAGGTAAAGATATTATCTTCTTTAAATGCTTTACATTCCTAGCCTTATTCCTACGTTTAAAAGCAGATGGTTCTTGAACCTCGATAGGGAGAATCCTAAAGTTATTCCACCTATCAAAATCCATGATGAGGTTATATATGTCCTTGGCAGGCTCACTAGTATCAGCCTGTAGTTTCTTAATTTCTTTTACGATTAACTTGTTTCTCTTATTGGCTACACTATAAGAAGGATCCTCCATTTGCTTGACTGCACGGGATATATGTTTCCTCTCTAAAACCGTCAATGTCAGATACTCCTTGAAAGCGAAGGAAATAGCAATATTCTCTGGGAATAATCCCCCATACTTCTCGAAATGGTTCGTGAATATTTCCAGGAACTTTCTGGCTCTCTTTTGAATTTCCAAGTATTTGAAATGTGCTTTGCTCATTATCTCTCCTGCCTCCCAAGTCGATTTGCTGTGAGCCAAGGATAGGCTGGCTGCTGTTCGTTCGTCCAGATTTAGTAATTCCCATGTGTCAGTATTTATTTTAGTCCTCTCCATAACTTATTTTTGCATAAATTTTGTCAAGGCCCCGTTTACCCTTAGCATCAATCTCATCTAGGCTTTTCTCCCTATGGGTTTTATCGAAGTTTGAGTAAACTGTGTAGAATATATTCTCGAAACTAACAGTTGCTGTGGTAATCATTGTTTCTAACAGTAAGCGAACCTTAACCTCTTTCTTGCTCTTATTAATATCCACTATCTCTGCTGGCATACCTTCGTAAGGATACCCCTGTAATGTGATGAAGGATCCTATCTCTAATTGGTCTATAATACCATCTGAGAATACTGACATATTTTCTGCAGCTCTCAATAGGCTAACTATCTCTTCTTCTTTGGCTATAGCTACCGTTGGAATTTGTAAGGGTTTTTTAAGAATTTTTATACCATCTTCTGTAACCTCTTCTTTCTCCTCTTCTGTATCCTTATTATCCATTCGAAGATTAGGTTTCTTTTTCATTACAGCTACTGGATCAGCTACCCATGCATAGATTGCCGGTATTTTTTCACGCATATTCTTTAGAAACTCTACATCGCAAGCCTTGTCATATGGTAATTGAAAGAACCCATAGTTGAATAAGAGGGGGATATATTCATAGATATTTTTATTCTTAAACTGTTTTTTAAGAATCCTAACGGTAGGGATATAAACACGAATGGAACCAAATTCATGTTTTAATAAATCTGATTCCACTCTCTCGACATAATCCCTGTTGATATATGCTATCACCCAAATATAATCAAGCTTTGTTCCTGGTGACATGTCTTGCAATTTTCTTTAGAGTTTTATAATCCCAAGAGAAAAAGTCCATGGAATTAAATATAGTTATATTGATTTCCGGAGTACTATATGTAATGATACCATGATCCACATTAAAATCATCAGGTAGGTCGATCAATAAACTTTGGTTCATAATAACGAAATGCGTATTAGCCGCTTGCATATTTCTCCGCATAAATACCAATGGTTCTTTATTAAATGGCTTAGCATCCCTAACGGATTGTTCCCAGAATTCAACTATTTTATTACTCTTTTTCCCTTTAAGACCTTGTATAAGATGGAGTAAATCTAATTCTTTATGAAATTTGCATTCGATAGAAAAGGGGAATCTTGATGAATGTCGTTCATCTATGCAAACTATATCACCAGATGTGTGAGCTTTCTTCCAATGTAACCCCCCAGATTGAGGGGTACGGGCAAATTCATAACCAGTCCATTCTTCAAATAACTTAGCTACTCCCCTTTCATTTCGACCACCTTTTTTTCCAGAATCTATCATAAGGCCTTAGTCTTTATTTATTAATAGTACTTTCTAGACTATTGGTTTAGGCCAGGCTAGTAACCCCATCCTCGAAAAGGATATTGATTATGTTTGAATTAGTGGGATTGAATTCAGGTCTATGTGTGACCACATATAAACATTTATCAGCAGCTTTATCTTGGATAATCTCTGTGATTAGCTCGATGTTGTCTTTATCTAAAGATTCAAAGACTTCATCCATAGCTAATAAACTACATGATTTAGAGCTAGATACCACATCATGGATTGCAAAAGCTGTTGCTATATCCACTGACTGTTGTTGACCCCCTGAAAGATCATCATATGGTACCGGTTGCTCTCCGTGAAATACATATGTTTCTAAGTCTTTATTAGCCGATTTCATATCCATAAAAAAGGCTACTTGGAACTTAGTATATTTAGTATAAAATTCTAGCCTATCGTTTATCTTATCCAACATTAGGTTAAAGATGAAAGCCTTTATCCCAGAGTTAGATAGTGGGTCTTTGATTACCCATTGATAGGTTATTAGATCCCTATTTATTTGTCTCAGTTCCCTTTTACTCGTTTTTAACGTACCCTGTAAATCCGTAAGCTCGATCTGAAGTTTAGATATTCTATCTGTTAACTTCTTATCCCTGATCATATGCTTCTTTTTTATCAATTCCTTAAGTTCTTTTTCGGATTCATTTAATTCACTTTCCTTCTTTTCTAGTGCATCTATATTCTTTGTAGTAATATCATATGATTCTTGCAGTTTTACTGCACTAGAGATATCCCCATTAAGCTCCTTGATTTGCCCCCGTAACTTTCCAATGGTATCAATATGACTTTGATAAGTTTTTTGCTCCTCTTTTAAATCCTTCTCCAATCTTTCTTTTTCTCTAACCCTTTCCTCCTTAGTAAATGGTTTACCACAATTGTCACATGAAGTAGGAACATTTTCAATCATTGACTTAATGATTTGAATACCATGGTTCACCTTTTCAGCATCTTCTTCTTCTCTATCACGTTTCCCTTCGCGCCTTGTAAGTTTCTTTTCCATTTTGATAATTTCCGCATTGGAAAACATATCCTTTTCCCACATTTCAAGTTCATGCCTATTTGCCCGAAGTTGCTCATCGATATCTGCATTGACACTTAAAAGCTCACCGTGAGCTACTCGCTTAGCTCGTACCTTTTCTTTAATATCCTGAAGCTCTTTCTTTTTACCCTCTTCGAAATTATCTATGAGCCATTGCTGAGAATCAATTTCTGCTTGTTTAGCATTTACCGTTCCCAGAATCTTTTCATAAGCCAAGGATTTCTCTTGGTGTTCTGTGTTTAATCTATTTCTTATCTCCTCCGCAATTTTCTTACCCTTCTGTATATAAGTAACCTCAAAAGCTTCATCAAAGACCTTTTTCTTGTTAGGTCCCGTTTCCGAGATAATTCTTTTGAGCTTTTGTCCAAATATGATAGATGCCTTAAATAGCTCATAATTATATCCTAATGCCTGTTCTAATTTATGTTGTGTAGTAAATTTATCATAATCCCAATCTATACCGTCTCGTTCAACGATCAATGCATTTTTCATTTTAGTATACCCTTTATAACGGGTTACTATAAACTTCATATCATTTAACATAAATGGTGTAGAAACCTTAGTACCCTGATAGCTCGAACTCCGAAGATGGTCCCATGTCTCAACTGAACCAGATAATGTTTTTCCAAATAAACACCATACTAAAGCATTTATAAATTTGGTTTTACCATAACCATTTGGGGCCTGAAGAATGTTTAACCCTGGTATTCCCCAATCAAATTCAGCTTCCTGGATAGAAGAGAATCCTTCCACTTGCATTTTTCCAAATTCAATCATCTGTTAGGTTTAAAATATCAATAAGTACATTAAGTTTTCTAGGTGACTTGTTCTTTATTTCCTTCATGTATTTTTTAGCCAGCTTTGTTTTATCCATAGTAGGTTTAAATTCAGCCTCAGAATGTTTTTTCAGTTTTCTAGGCTTAGGTATTTCTATCCAAAAATCATTAGTATCCACATGCCATTCTCCTTCTTTATAATATCTAAAGCCGGGTGAATTATATTTTACAAATTCGACAGAAAAATCATCATATATTTTTAAATACCCGAATTCACATTCAGCATCTGATTTTCTTTGTTGATTAGGAGCTCCAACCATGTAAACCCCTTTTCTTACTTTAATATATTTATGAACATGCCCAGCTAAAACCAATTTAAATCCCTTGAATAAGGATTTCAAATCTCTTGGGAGATTCATTGGTTCTGGTGTATGACCACTAGGATCAGGAGCTCCATATAATTCTGTATGAATAAGAAGAACCTTCTTTCCAGGTTTGTTAGCAATAAAGTTTATCTTATTAACTAAGTTTTTATTTCTCTTTTGATATGGTATACCATAAATGGTATAACCTGGCATTGTAATTTTATCATTATCAATACACTGTATAATATCCGGAAATGCCAGTTGCATGGCTTGAACCAAAGAAATATCTTCATCCGTATCATGATTCCCAGATGTGGTGATAAATCTAGTATCTGGGTAATTTAACCTAATACCAGCCATAAGTCGGTTAAACATAAATAATGTCCTAGTAGTTAAACCTTTTGGGGTGTGAAACCAATCACCGGGTATCCAAATAGGGACCTTATGTTCCTCGGCTACTACGCATAGCTCGAGGATGAAGTTCTCAGTAATTAAAGTACGTCTATAATCCTCATTAAATTGTTTCCAATCATGAAAATGCCAGTCTGCAGATGCTATCGCTATGAGTTCAGCCATTGGTCAATTAATCTTTTACGTTCACGTAAATCCCACTTTGCAAGTATTAACCGCTTTTCTATCCTTGATGCTTCTATAATAGGATCCCATAATGCCCAGTCCATAAGTTTATTGGTCATCATATGGTAATAGCGATTTTTAATCCTATGATCAGTTAGTTGAATATCCTCACTATATGGTGTGATTATCAAATGGGTTCCGATACTCATTAAAGCTCTGACTTTTGATAAGAAAGCTTTAGTCTCTGCCCCAGTTATAAGAGGGGCTATGGAAACCATAAAGTATACGAAGTTATCAATGGGACTTCTATCACATACCCAGGTATCACTTTTTATTAAAGCCTCAGTTCTATCATTTAAAACATCAAGCTGGTAATTGAAACCTTTTGACGGATTCAATACAGATAACTGGTGAGCCTGCTCATGATCCTTGAACCCATAAGTTGACCATAACTTCCTAGCCGAAGTAGAGATGAAAGGGATACCGTGTTTTTCTTCAATATATTCGGCCAAAGTAGTTTTACCCATACCGCTTGGGCCTGTGATAAATATTCTCTTATCCATCATTTAGTCTTTTAAAGGTATTTATAAATTGGGGCTTTAGAAATGAATTAATTTCGAATTCTGCACAGAGTTGTTTAAGCCTCCCTTCCATCATCATGTTATTATTGTTATGCCAAGGGATCACTTCTTTCATCATAAACTTCCTGTAAAAATATTTTAGGTCTATAAGCTTTTTATTCCTTTGATATATCTCTGCAAGCTTTACCTTGTCCACGTTACCAAACTTATCATCACATCTTAGAAATTCCGTAATACTCCCAAATTCTTCAAGAAATTGAAGTGCTCTCTTTTCCCCTATACCAGGGTAGCCAGGAATGTTATCGGACTTATCCCCTCGTAAGCAAAGGTAATCCACACATTGTTCGGGCTTATACCCCAAATTGGTCCTGAGAAAATACTCATCGATCATTTTACCCTTACTCACATTGTACATCATTATGGCTCCATGCCTATCATCAGTGAGAGGCTTAAGCAATTGATGGAAATCCTTATCTGCTGAAACTATTACTACCTCCCATCCCTTCTGGGAATACCTACGAGCAATTTGAGCTATAATATCATCAGCTTCAAACCACCTCCTATGAGCAACACGTAACCCTAGTGCCATGAAGATTTCCATTCCCATGTCCTTCTGCCTATAAAAATCCTCCCTATCAAACCCCAACTTCTGAGTTCGCTTTTTATAGTCTGGCCATGTTGCAATCCTAGACTCATGCTTACCTCCATCAAAAACCATTATAGCTTTATTAGGACCAAGTCTACGGATCAAACTTTCAGCAATATAAGGCATACCATAAATAACACCAGTTCTTATACCGTCAATGGTTTTTAAATTGGTAAATTTATAGTAAGCTCGATAAGCAAGGTGATTACCGTCGAATATGACTACTCTATTCATCATCCTTTTCTTCGGGTTCTTTCTGTTTTTTAATTATAACTGGATATCTATTCTCTCCCCTATTTTCCAACCTAGTAAGTTTTTTCTGAGTCCTAGAAATAGTATTAACCCCAGATCTCCTAAGTAGTTTTCTACGTAAGCCTTCATCCTCTTGGATTACAGTTTCGAGATCAGCCTTGCCTTCAGCAATTTTCTTATCTCCCATAAAATACCCTCTTCGACCCCTGATAGTTTTAATAGCTCCAGTACGAAGAAATAATTGCTGTAAGTTCATGTATTTGTTAAACCCAACTTTACCATATTCAGCATTGAAATATATCTCTGTAGTAAAGGTAGGTCTAGGAGGAGCAACCTTATTCTTTTTAAGTCTTACTGAAACCTCATTACCCAACCAAGTTTGGTTCTCCCCTTTACCATCAGTGATACGTTTCTTTTGGAAAAAGGATAACCTTTGATGAGCAAAAAACTTCATAGCATCACCACCGGGAGTTGTATCAGGATCCTCATATATAGTGGCTCCTACTTTCTTTCTCAGTTGGTTAATGAAGATCGGGGTTATACCTAGTTCAGCAAACATTTGATTCCTGATCCTAACGTATTTAAATAGCGCCTTAGCTCGATTCCCCATTTCTGCTTTTGCACCAAGCATTACCCCGTTAATATTATCCTGGCAATCCATAGCTGCAATTGAATCAGTCACTAATAAGATAGGCTCATTATTTTTAAGCTTCGATCTACAAGTTACTGCCATATCTGCAGCCCAGTCAGATATCTTCTCAATAGAGGTTTCAGGATATATAAATATCTTATCCAAGTCTAACCCGTTTTGTTCAGCCCAGTGTGGATCGAAGGACTGTTCTGCATCGTTCCAAAGGACTATGCCACCCAGGTATTGAGCAGCATAGCCAAAGTCCATAGCTACAAGGGACTTTCCCGAGGATTCTCCACCAAATATCTCGCAAATTTTACCAAAAGGGATCCCACCTCCCATGGTATAATTTAAATAAATGTTACGAGAAGGTAACCATAAAGAATCCTCGGGGAGCACAGATATTTCACTGGCCTTTCCCATACCATGATACTTTTTGGAAAGAGCTGCATCAGTTAATACATCTCCAGCTTTTTTAACAACTTTCTTAGCCATTAGTCAGCGTCTGATTTCTTTTTTACTATCTTTTTCTTCTTCTTCTTCTTTTTGCCTTTACCATCTTCTTTTGATAGCCCTAGAAACTGAGTTAGGAGCTTCTCAGTATCCTCATAAGAAGGTAAGATTTTCTGAACCTGTTCATCAAGATCATAAACCTCGTTTCGATATTTCTTAGGCATGGGAGTATTTTTACAGGGGCTTACAGAATATTCTGTATCCTTCATTCCAGACCCAACTCGTGATAGTTTCAAATCATATCCGGTTTTTGGATCTGTCATATCCCCCCATTCATCCTCATCAAGAAAATATTCGATAATGTCCTGATACATGCCAGAGGTTAGCATTACGAACCTGGGTGATAAATCCTCGTCCAATTCGTCCCCCCGCTTATCCTTATAAAATAGGCAATAAGCCAGATATCTCTTTCGTGGTGAAAAGGTATTAGCAATCTCCTTGTCCGAGTCCTCTTTGGAATTCTTGAGTTCTTCAAAGCCTTCCATGATAGCGCAAGGTTCGCCGAAAGTTGCTGGAGAAACAACCCCCTTAATTTCTGACCCTAGATAAAAATGTTCCACCTCTTTGATGAAATCATTCTCTTCTCCCATATTTAGGATCCTTACTCTACGAACATCCTTATCTTTCAAGAAGATGATGTCCCCGAGTTGTCTCCGAGACTTTATCTCGGAATCTTTTTCTTTCATTCTCTCTTTCAAATTTCCCATAGTTTAACCCTTTCTAATGTTTGCTGATAATGTTTGTATTAATGGATATCTTTGTTCAAATGATTTCACACAATGGTTAATAGTACCATAATTCTCTTTGGCTTGATGGTAATACTCAATAGCTTTTTGGTGCTTTGATGAATTAGTAGCCTTTTCCTTAGCTACATCATGAGAAGTGTTCCTATTTGTAGTTTCATCGACTTGACTCCTATATTTAATATACATAGAAGAATAAGCCTTTTCCATCTCCTTTTTCTTATCATTCATCACCCTTTCCAACTTCACTAATAACATACCTAAGAATCCATAAGCAGAAGGTTGCTCCTTTATCTCCTCATTGATCCTATTCTCATCAATGATAATCTCTGAGTTAAGATTAAAGCTAAACTTCTCCTTACCATAGATTATTGATATCTCCATGATTTTAGAGTTCCAGGCATACTCTATTAATTGGCTTCTTCGCATATTACCTTTATATATAATAGTACTTTAGGCAGCTAACTTTATATAATCTTCTTGTGGGTTATAACCCCTTAAAGCACCCCAATGAGTGCCTAGCTCGAAGTCGACCTTCATTACCACATCTTTCATTTCAAAATTAAACCATTCCTTAGTTTCAGGATTTTCACATATCTGTTTTAGCTTCGGGATCGCGTACTGTATATCAGCTGGGTCGATATAAAAAATGAGTGAATCGTGTACAGTACCTACTTGAACCAAGCTAAGGGGTAAATTCCCCAGTTTGATATGTTCCCTAATGAGTATTGAACTAAATAAGGCGTAATCTGATGCCGCTCCTTGAATTGGTGCATTAACAGCTTGTCGTAATGCCTCCGCTCTCTCTCCCCAGTTCGGTGAATCCACGTTAGGAAGTCGTCGTTTACGTCCAAATAAATTAAAGACCCATCCATCGCGGTTAGCAATCTTGGCTTGTCTTGCAATATGTCGTGCAATTTTCGGGAATTGATTATTAAAGTTGTCAAGGAACTTCTGTGCTTCACCAACAGAGACAGTATGTTCATCACTAGATAAAGATTCGGCAAGTTTTCTGGCAGTTTGTCCATAGACGATACCAAAATTAATTGTCTTGGCTTGTTTTCTCCTAGCTTTCCACTTAATGAACTCAGTGTGGGATTCATTTTTATATATTTTTAAAATCTCATCGTAATCTTCTCCCCATTTAAGGCAAGCAGAAGCAAGGTGTACATCCCTACCAATCCTAAACCATTCTATCATTGTTTCTTCACCAGCCGAGGCGGCAAGTACCCGAAGTTCCGCTTGAGAATAGTCGAGTTGAAAAAAGAGTTTCCCTGTGGGGGCAATGAACATACGCTTGATATCACTGGCCGTTGTGTCCCTCGGTATGTTTTGCAAATTGGGATTGCGGCTTGAAAGTCTTCCCGTAACTGTTCCATGTAGGAGGAATGACCCATGTATTTTATCATTTGAATTTAGTCTTTCCCACATACCAACTACATATGTGGAGTTAAGTTTTGTTAATCCCCTTAGCTCGAGAAGATTCTTTATAAAACCCGTCTTATCTTTAGGCTGCAATTCTAGTAAGGCATCCTCCCCCGTTGATGGTGTCTCAGATTCTTGTTTTCTTTTCTTATCAAGAGTATATCGTTTTACTTTAAGCTTTAAACCGAATTCACTTCTATAAAGTAAATCCACCATTTGAGGTGGGCTATTAAAATTAACCGGATCCAATTTTTCTCGATCCTTTTTAGCAGGGAATATTCCGGCAGAAAAATTCGATATTTTCTTCTCCCTATTAACTATTAACCTTTCATTCCCAGATTCCTTTTTCAAAGCTTTTATCTCCAGCTCGACCTCTTCGATCATTCGTTTTTTGATTTCCTTGATCTTACCTCTCTCATATTTTACCACCCTTGGAATGGACCTTAATTTTTCTTCACATTCTGCAATTTTTATTTCATAGTCATCCAATAAATCAGAAAGGTAATCCCTGTCTACTGTCATACCTTCCCATTGAGCTTCAGCTAATACCCGTGAGGCCATCATTAACATATTTCTAAACAGCGGGTAAAAATTATGCTCAATTAATCTTGGCTCCAAGTAAATATATAATCGAAAAGTTAGATCAGAGTCAAAGGCACAATACTTAGAAAGATCTGGTAAAGGAACGTTACTCCAGAACGCAGTAAGTTGGGCCGATGTTGCTTTAGGTCCAGGCTTACCCGGTAAATCATAACCATCAAAATCGGGCAACCATCTACCTACTAATGATTTTAAATCATGTGGTCTATTTTCATCGAGTAAATACTTAGCAAGCATAGTATCAAATACTCTACCCAACATAGTTATACCATACTTGGTCCACCAATTCATCTCATACTTTATGTTCTGGCCTATCTTTACAATATCTGGATTCTCTATTACCTCTCGACCAAAATACTGTAACATCCTAAGCCATTCCCCATTAGCTTTGGATGGAGAATCCTTATGGGCTAAAGGTATAACCCATGCCCCCCCTGGTTGGAAAGAAACCCCTAATAAAGTAGGGTAACTCCCAGGGAACATGGCATTATTCCCACTCGATTCAAAGTCAGATGAAGCATAACCTGTTTGCTTACAATAAGCCACCAAGTCATGCAGATCTGACCAAGTTTCTACTAGTTTATATTTATAATCTAACTGCTTCAAACTACTTGAATATCTTCAATACATTGTTTGAGAGTGGTCCAATCTTTTTTATAAGCATGAAGTGACCCGATGTTGTGGTATAAAAAGCCAGGAGAAACTTGTACCTCTGAAGCTACATGTTCCATTAATCTCCATGCAAGGTATACATCATTACCAAAGTGGGTTACGACATCTGCACTACGTTGGTTATATATGATATCAAGTTGCCCATTTCTGATAAGGCATTGATAATATATAGAACATGGTACCCTTCTTTTACCTCCCAAATTACCTGGGTCAATTTGTGGATCCCAAACACTAATGATAGCTTGTCTTGAATCCGGGTTCCTTTCGAGTTCACTAATTACACATTGCCTTGAAAACCACATGCGGTTATTATATGAGTAATCAAATCTGGTGGTCTCATTTAAAAATTGTTCCCAAAGATTTTCTCTAATTTTCCAAGCCTTTCCTGGATTAATATAGTCCGAACTAACCCTTTCAGCAAATTCTTCCTCTGCCCATTCCTGGGATCTTTTATCAGTGAAGAATAAATATCTAAGCTTTTGTAAACTGGTTAGGCAATAATTATAATTAGTAATCTCCTTAGTAGAAAAATTCTCATCATCCTTTACAATCTTATTTTGCATAGAATATGGGTGTACGATAGTACCCATCTCCCAGACCTCCCTAAAGATCTCGGACATCAATTCATAACTGTTTGCATAAATCCTCATGATGATATAAGTGTTAATAGGCCTATGATATCAGCCTGGTTCATAACTTTATATACTTCATCACCCCACTCTAGGTTAAGTTTAACCTCAAGTCCTGCATAGTCACTGTATAATACAAATTGACCCACTGACCACATCATAGGGTGATCTTTACTACCTGCACCAACTTCAACAATCTTACCCATACCAGGTTTATTTTCCTGTGCATCTGTTGGTAGGATTATACCCATAGCAGTTTTCTTTTCTCGCATTTCTTCAGGCAATACTACTACCCGTTGATCGGCCGGTTCTAATAAATACTTTTTCATAATAAAATATAGGTTTTAAAGTTTACAATTCTTAGCAAGCAATGGTGGATTAGGTAAATGGTGTAATCTTTTTACAGCTCGAAGATGAACTTTGTATTTAATTGTTTCGAGAGCATCAGGTGCAGAGAACTTATCATACACTGCCATGATCCTTTGCTCCATCCCACTACTCTCTGGATTTATAAAAGACTCAAGACTTTTGTGATTATGGTACATGACAAAATTTTCTGCAGTCATGAACACATTACCACAGAAGAGTTTCAAACTTACCCTTTGTTCGGGTCCATAAATATATTCTACCATCCTTTGGATTAATAAAAAATCCATTAACAACCTCTTAGTTATCTCTGATGACCTGATATTAATAACAATGATAGGTATATCTATGTTATGTCTACGAGAAAATACCAAAGAAATTAAACACCCATGCCCAGAGGTATGTACATTAGTAAATTTAAACTCTATGGTATAAGACTGGGCTTTCTTAGCTTCTCTCTCTAATACCCGGCTCTTGGTTATATCTAACCAATTCATGTCTATGTAATTAGAGATAAGTTTACTCCACTTCTGTATTTTATACCCAAATATATATCCGAAATCAAAATCGGGATCCACCCATGCTACATCTATCTCCATGAAATGGTCATAGGATATCATCTGTGGTCCGCTCCTTAATCCACCTCGTCTGACAATTTCTTTCTCATGTGTAGCCAGGTATTCATTTACCCATTCCCAGGCTTCCTGAGAAGTAGCATGTTTGCTCCTCTTCATTAATATTTAGATTCAATTCTGAACTGGTTTACTTTGTTTTTCTTGTAGTATATGGTATAGATAGACTCCGGAGAAAACCCCGTGAAAGCTAGAAACTTAAATAAAGCAAGAGCAACCTGAGTCATCTGAGTTTCATATTGACCCTTATCTGTTACCATCTGAGTTTGTTTCCATGGTTTATTCTTCAAGGTATTTCTGGCAATTTGAAGGTGGTATGTTATATCCCAGAGTAATTGTTTCATCATATCCCTGCGTTCTTTACCCAATAACCTACCACCCCTAAGAAATTCATCCTCTAATAGGTGATCCTTGATGACCCACCTACCCGGGAATCTTTTAGCATTGGTTTCTGCCTGAACCGTCTCCTTCCCAACTGCTAACCAATGTTCCAGAAGACCATGTGAAGTACCCTGGTTTATCCAAACCATTAAATCTTTACAACCATACCCTGAAAAGATCATGAGTTCCAACCAGAAATGGAGGGCATCAGCCATCTCTTCATTGAAGTTTTGGAGGTGTGGAATCATTTCCTTTTCCAGTATACCCATGTGAAACATATCGAGCATCAATAAATATGATTCAAACCCCTCTCCTAATTCCTCTATAATCCTAGCAGAAAAATCCTTTATGATATCTTGTCCGATCTTTGTGTTGATATCGATAGGGTATGATGGTAACTTTTCAATCTTTGTGTAGTGATCTACGAGTACCAACTGTAGTTCAAATAGATGTTCAAATGCCTTCCCCCCTGGGTAAATTACTGTTTCTTTAATGTCTCTGATGTCCATAGTTATTAATTTAAATCATATATTTGTTTAACATTATCCTTAGTCATGTTTAATTCGTGGGATACCTTTAGTATTGTTTTAATCCTCTTAAGTCCTTTCTTTCGGTATTTCCCTATTAACTTGGCAGCTTCAGTTCTTTTCTTTACCATTTCTAAATCAGACTCTTCTGTATCCTTGAACCTTTGGTTTTGTTCTATGTTAAATCTAACTGTATGTAAGTTTTGAGCCTTAGCTAGTGCACAAAAATCTGAATCACCACATTCTAAACATTCTGAAGCAGATAGATCGTGAAGCTTACCGAAACAAGGGTCTTCATCTGAACCTAGTTTAGTTATATCCACAGGTAATAGGAAATCTATATCCTCTTTAGAAACTTCTTCTCTAGGTTTTCTTTTATCCTTACCCATTTTATTATATATTTATATATAATAGTACTTCATCGTTTATATAGTTCTATCACTTTGAATCCTTCTGCTTTGTAATATCTGATTCTACGTTTACTGTGGATCCTTAAGTAAGCACCTTCATCATAGAAGTCCTCATAGTATACTTTCTGTTTAGATTTATGTATCCTAACAGCTCGACCAATTAACTGTAGTGCATTGATTTCAGAGGTACCTGAAGCCGCATTTATCATCACCTTTATCAGAGGCATATTCTGACCCAACTTGATGATTAATGAAGCGACCAGAATATCAACGGCCCCAGATTTGAATTCATCCAGAATTCTTTTTCTATCTTTGACCTTGTGGTGGATATAATTAATACGGTACCTATTTCCAAATCTGGCCTGGATACTGCTGTAAAGGTTTTCAACGTGTTCATGGTACCTGCCGACAATGAGGATGGGTATTCTTCCTCTCCTAGCATAAAACTCAATTCGATCAAGCGTTGCACGAGTTCGTTCTCGGGATAAAGACACCCCTTGTTTGTATTCTTCTGCATAATTACCCTTTATAGTTACCTTAGTATTACCCTTAACAATCTTAACAACGATGGGGGTAGAGTACCCCATCTCCATTAGCTCGATGTTTTTTATTACGAATAATTCATCTCCAAAGAATGCCCGGACATCCATGTTTTTAGTCTTATTCTTATGTCCGAATGCAGTTCCGGATAACCCAACTCTAATGAATGTATTATATAGGTGGGTCATTACATATTTATTAGTTTTACTGGTAATTAAATGACACTCATCAAATATTACCATACCATACTCTAATAATTTTTGTTGGAACTTAGTATTACCTATCCTATTCCTAAGTGTAGGTGTCATGCATACCATAATATCAGCCCACTTAAGGTTATCCCCTTGCATGTATCCCCAGTCATCTCCAAACATCTGAGGCATATCATCTAGAAATTGTTGGTATAGGTCTTTATTATTAACTAAGATTAGAGCCTTGATACTAGGGAATGATTTATATAACATAGCTGCTATCAAAGTCTTTCCTGCATTAGTAGCCGCTCCTATTATACCTCTCTGAAATGGAACACCGTTAACTTCGTTATATACTATACTTTGTACCGCTTCTTTCTGGTACGGTCGAGCCTTAAATTTACCAACAATAAGGGGTATCTCATTAAATTCTAGTTCTTTACGCTTATCAATTAAGTTATATTCTTCATCATATTCTTCTATTAAACTAGCAATCATAGGAAATAACCCAGTCTTAGCATACCCACTATCTGTTAGGTATTTTATTTTACCATCCCACCCAGCAGGCATGTACTGCCTAATATAATAAGCATTAGGATGTCGTATCTTTAAATCCTCATGTATTTTATTTAATACCTTTAGATTACCAGATACTCTAACCTTGTTGTTATTTAATTCAATCTGAATCACTCTCGATTTGTTTTACTACTATACCTTCCTTATAACAATACCTTACTACCCTTTCTCTAGCTTTAACCCCGATCATTTGACTTGGGTGGGGGATAGTTTTAGTAAAATCTAGTTCAGCAAATTGTGCAGCCATGTATACCTTTACAGAGATATTAAGTTCTTTAGCCTGCTTCCTAGCTCTGACAAAGAATACATATCTCTCTGGCATGGATTTTAAATCAGAGAATATACCTGTCTGGGATACCACGTATTGATTGTAGAATGTATACATCTGCTCAGTCATAAAAGGATCAGGATCTAATTGGATTTCTAATGATGCTTGATATGTCTCACATATACCCTCATACATACCAAGGTATTTATTTAACATAAATTTCTTCATCTTAGTTAACCCAATATCTACATATAAAATGAAAGCCTTGCGTCGTGGTATATTATATTCTTTTGAAAATTCCAGAGCATGACCTGTTACTTCTTTAACAGTTTCCCAATCCTTTCCTCCCGGAGTAATTTGAGAAATGCCTCTGTGCTTCATCAGCCTTCTTCTTGTATAAATTAGCCTAGCAAATAAGTCAGCATCAGCTCTGGAACTATTCATCAATTTCTTAGCTTTCTTTTCAACACGATCATTAGATATTAAAATGGTACGAGTATGAACCGAGTATGGTTTAGCTCGATAAAAAAATTCATCAGCCATAGATACAGATTCATAATGCCCAAAACCTATATCCCTTAGTATTTTTATATACTGGGATTTAGTTACGTGGATACTTGGGTCTCTGCTCATCTTTTAATTTTAATAGTTCATGATAATTCATCCATCCAACCTTCCTTACTATCTTAAGAGTTTTCTTTTTACCTAAATCATTTACATCATTATCATCAGGTAAGGCTACGACCCTAACCTTTTTATGATACGATAAACTCATAGCCAATTTAACTGAGTCCTCCATAGCATCTGGGTCTAACAACAAAGTATATTTAATAGCCTTCGATTTAATCATCATAGAAATCTGATACTTAGATATCTTTTTTCCACCTGTTGCAATCGCATTATCCCCTAAGGTATCAGCATTAAAAACCCCCTCCACCATATAAATATGGCTATAAATAGCAAGAGCATCTATATTATATAATAATAATGATTTACCTATTCCGAATTCCTCTATAGTAGGGTTAATATATTTAGGACCAGTCCCCATAAACTTCCGGGCATTATAGTATATCAATGTACCCCCCATATAAAATGGGATTATTATATAACCAAGATAATCTCCTTTAGTACCATACCCCCAGCCTTGATAAGCCTTTTCTATTGGGTCGAACCCCCTACCTTCTACATACTTTCTGGCCTGTTTAGCTAAAAAACTATCACCTAGCCGTAGGTTTTTAAACCCCTCTGGAAAACTTAAATCTACCCTCTCTATCCTTTTAACTACTGGTTCTAAGTACTCAGCCCCCTCGTAAATCTTAAGGAATTTCATAGCTTCTGCCCTAACCTCAAGCCCTTCTAATTCTATAACCAAGTCAATAGGAATAGGGTGATATCCACATACAAAGCAGTTAGTTCTATTCATACTAATGTTTACCCCGAACTTATCAATACGACTACAGTCAGGACAGTCCCCTTTTAACCACCCTCTGGTGTAAGGTCTTAACCCTAATCGTTTAGTAAAGTAAGCATATAACTTACCCTTGGTTTCCTGGTTAAACATTAATCAGCATCATTTTTCCTTGATTTTTTATTACCATTATAACTGGTATCATCTTCCTCTTCAATCACATTATCCTCATAATATTCTTTGTATTCTTTCTTATCAAATTCGATCATGGTTTGTTTTTCATAATCCACAAAGAATATGGCTCGACCATGAGATACCCCATCTCTTTGATCAACCACTTCTACCCTTTGTATTCCTTTCTGTTCATCCTTAGCACTACGGTTCAATCCAAAGATAGCCTGAACATGTCTGGATACATCTATCGCTCCAGCTATATCTGTAGATTCATAACAAGTCTTCTCTCTAACTTTGGCTGCTTCTCTTGTAACATGCTGAGCTGTCCATATATGGTGAAGGTTTCTTTTTAATCCCAAATTATCTATATCTATATAGGCTTCAGAGATCCTTTCATGAAGGGAATCTTTACCAGATATACAACCCATCTTGGCTATGTAATCTATTATAAGTATCTCAGCCTCGAATCCAAATTCATTGTATAGAAATTCCATGTAGACATCTATGTCATTAGCAGTGGTTACTAATGAAGGCATCCTCTTAACAACTATCTCACCGTTTACCCTTTTCTTATGTCTAAATGATTTTCTTATTCTCTCTTCTAAAGCAATGTCATCTGATAATAATTCTAATTTAGTATGGCTGGTCATCGATTGTTCTAACCTGATAGTCCAATCATCTTCCCCATTATCTAAATCAATAACCAATACATTTCTTTTACCGATCTTCAAATAATTCGAAGCTAAATTAACTAATGCCCCTGTCTTAAACTTCTTAGCCCTATCAAGAATAACTAATATACTTCCTTTACTATATCCTCCTGCATTAGTTAATCTGTTTAACCCCCTGTAAGGTAAAGGGACTATTGAAGGGTTCTCTTTTCTCCTTATCTGTCTATCCCTTATATCCTTGAATAAGAAGTTACCTCGTTCCTCTAGGACTTTTATTCTTGGAGAAATAGCTTTTTGAATTTTCCTAGAGAAGGTATCATATTGGGAGTAGTCTAATAAATCTACCTTCTCTACTGTATTTTTTAGATCCACGTACTGGGCAAACTTCTCTACACTTTTTATTAATTGATCGCTATCCTTTAGATCACCTCTGAATAAAGCTTTGGCTATCCTTAGTATCTCATCCCTATCTTCATCAGTCAAGTTATTAGTAAAATCTCTATGATCAAAGGTGTTGTGGAGTTCTTCAATAAGCATAGTCTTACCAGGTATTTTCTTAGCTTTTTTGTAATACCTTTTAAGCGTGTAAGCTATGACTGCATGTTCTATCAGGGTAAAGTAAGAATCATTGTATAGCTCTAATGCTTTGTACCCACTGCTATTGGTTACTGTATATTTAAGAACATCGAACTGAAAATCGGTGGTATAATCAAACTTCATGGATTTCTTGCTAATTTATACATATATAAATAGTATCTAATAGTATCCCAGATGCTAGAACCCTCTAGGTTAATAACTTATGCATCAGGAAATTTGCATTTTAATTATTTATTATTATATTTGAATATTACTAACTAAAATCCCGATTAAACAATGGAAATCCATCGATTAAAACCCATGAAACCTGGGTATGATGAAGATCTTTTTAATCAACTCTACAAAGAAACCGAAAACCTCCGAAGAAACTTATCCTATCAAATTGATGCCCGTCGTTATGGTGTAACAACCGACATCATTAAATCCTGGTTTGATGATAAGTTTATATTTGTTTTTAATAAGCACTGTGGAGAAATTTCGAACAACCAATTGAAGGGTATGATTATTAATTCCCTGAAGACTTTTAAATTCAGGATACTACGTAAAGCTTACTCTAAATATAATATTTATAACCACGAGGTGTATTTAGAGGGTGAAAAAGCATTGATAAACATTATTCCTTTAACAGAAGAGATCACCGACCATGAATTGTTTTTAGAGATGGCTTTAAAATATCTTAAAAAGAATTTATGTGATGATGCCTTCCTTATATTGGAATTAGATTTAAACCCACCACCTTGGTTTATGGAAAGAACTTCTATAAACACAAAGATACCCGCCAAATTAATTGCCGAGTATCTTGACCTTGAACCTAGTAATGATAGTGTATCTTATATACGTGACCTACGTAATGAGGTTAACTATTGGGTATTAGAAGCAAAACATCATTTCAATTAACGATAAGCCTGGATTTTAATTTGAATATCATTTAACCAATCAGTAATATCACCTGATTGGGCTGCCCAAGTTATGCGAATTGTCCTTGTTGCACTAATTTCGCATATAATTTGTTCCGAAAAGTAAATAAAACTAGGGTTATCATTTAAAGCTGTTGAAGAAAAAGGGTGGGGTCCTTGCATTTGATATTTATCAGTAGTTGTTCCTCCTTTTTGAAATATTACTGCTCCATATCTACCATTAGTGTTACCTGCCCCCCAATAGCACTTCATACTTACTCCTATTACTACCTGATTATATCCAGCTGGAACCTCATTACTAATATCCAATTCGTATTGACTACCCATTGTAATATTCCCACCTTGGGCAGAAGAGTTATAATGGTATGCAGCAGCAGAACCTATAAATACAAATCCCGCTGGTGGTACTGCCCAAGCCCCATCACCTCTTAAGAATTCATCTGTATCATTAGATAACTTTGGTAGTAATCCATGTTCAGCAATTGTAGCATCCAGATCTGTGTTATCACCCGGTGTCCCCCACTCATCCAAAGGTTTCGTACCATCAACAGTTTCCAAGTCTGCTAATTGACTCAACGCAAGATCCAGAGCACTCAAGCTCTGGGTAAGGCTTGTATAATCTGTTAGGTAATTATTATTAGAATAATTCCTATCCCCTATAACTCCCAATCCCCCAGGTACTGTTCCTCTATTATCATCGTGCATCCATTTATGACCAAAGAGTACTTCACCCATAATCTCATCTCCAAGATTATCTATGGCTGAAGCTGGGTAAAAATGAAGGTGAGCGATTTCAGTTGCATAACTATCAGCCTGAATATAAGCTAATGGAACTCTATGATAAGCTTCTAAAAGTGTAGGCATACCACCCCCGCCAGTACCGGCAATAAACCCATAACTGGCATTGTTAGCTCCTTGTACTTCTACATAATCATGCTCCATGTAAATAATATACCACTTATCATATTGACTAGCATTGTTATCCGGTATATCCATAACAATCTCAGTAGCATCCTCATGTATAATGGTTCCTTGAGTAGTTACTGCTACCCCTATTGGACTATCCAATGACGAACCAAGCTTCGCCAATTTTTGTACAGCTGCAGCTGAATGACTTAAATGTAGGTATATAGTACCATCTGGTGTATCATAGTCAGTTATCTGGTCAAACCCAGAAAACCTTCCTGGCCTGATTATCCCAAGTAAAGCTTCCCTTAAATCAAAAGATAAGACATCAGCTTGGTATGTAGTGAACTGTTTTTGTGCCATCTTCTAGTTTGTATTTTTATATTAATATGTAATATCTATAATAAAAGCTAATTAGATTACTAGTAGGTATATTATATGATACGAGAGTATTACCTTTAGTATTATCCACTGAAGTTAATTGCAATTATGTAACCACTGAGTAAGGCCAGTATAGCTAACAAGGTAGTTATGAACCAACGATTCCTGTCCTTTATCCTGTTCTTTCTCTTTTCTTCTGTTTTTATACCATCCTGAAACTGTACTGATGCGCTCATAGCGGTTTTTAAGTCTGGTAGTATCTCATTCAATTGCTCTACGTTTTGACTAAGCAGAGGTACTTGAACATCTAGACCGTCTTTACCATTACCCATTACCTTATCTTTTAAGATTGCTACTACAGCCTCGAGCTCTCCGAACTCTTTGGCCTTATGACATTGGTGTTCCCCACCCATGGCTATGAGATTAGAGAGTTATTATTTTCCGTTCTTATAATATTTCTTGATAGCTTTATGAGTCATGAAATCAATACTAAACCCTAACCCAAAAGCCGACAAACCGTTTAATTCCATCGTAATATGTTGATGAGCAGAACCAGTGGCATTAGTACTCCCCATATCAAAGATAAATTCAAATATCGTAGGTGCCACAACATCGAAGTAAAGGATAACCCATGGAGCAACGATCAAGGTTACTAATAACTTCAAAAATCCACTAAGGAAACGTCTCCATGACCATTGAGGTGTTTTTACTTTAGTAACCTTTTCTGGACCAAGAATAATAATGATCCTTGTGATTAGATATACAAATGCCCCAGCCATTGCAATGATAAACCATTTCCAAAATATGGTTAAAGGCATTCCATTTAATAATTCTATTGCTACTGTGTTTTCCATGACTTAAGTTTTAAAGGAGGGGGCCGAAGCCCCATCCAATTAACTTATTGATTCCTTTTTTAATTTTACCAGATTCAATAAAAACTCTACAGCAGTTTTTAAGAATAAGACATTCCCAGATCGCATTCCTCCGGCAAGTGCGCCAGATAAACAACCCCAAAGAATCACCTCATACCATACAGCTTCTGATAAAAATCCTACGTTAATAACACTGCCCAAAAAAGACACTGCTATTGCAATAACCCATACAACCACAACCTTCCAAAGCTTCTTTACTGTGTTCAACCCCCGAATTGCAAGTTCCCCTAGGAAAGTTGCAATAGCAGCGATTCCACCATAAGTAAGCATAAGAGTCCCGAAGTTGTCATAAAGGTCTTGCCAATTTTCAACCGTTTGAGAGAATAAAGGTACAGCAAATAGTACCATGGTAATCGCAAGCATAAAAAACTTTTTCATAAACTCAGTTTTAGTTAGACATAAGTTACACCTGTTAAAGTAGAAAATATAGGACTAATAAATTGTGTAATCGCATCCTTTAATAAAGCCATCCAAGTAACCCCGGGATTTCCAGTAGAAGTACCAGGGTAATCCATAATGATTAAACTCCAATTAGAATAGAAAGCAAACCCTGGATCATAAATATCCCCATCATCATAGATTAACTCAATAGGTGTTAAATCATATATTATAGGAGTATGGGATTCTTCTGATAAGGTATCAATAGCATACCCATAAATGGCTAAGAACAATTCCAATGATTCCCTGGTACCCTTAGTCTTTAAGATCCATACAATATGCCTGATCAAGGTAATGTACTGAGGTTCTGTACCAATATCTGGAGGGTTCGTCCATACATCTGATAGTATATTTAGAAACTCAGTAGGATTGTTTCTTGTTAAACCCGATAAGGCTTCAGCATCTACGATGTCCAGAACCTCATCAATATAAGGACTGACCTCAGCATCCAGTTCAGCACAAAATACCTGTAGATACCTTTCTAATAATCCCTCATCATTCCCATCCTTGTAGGTATCATTCTCCTTAAAGTATAAAGGAAGTTTACCAAATAAGAAGTTCGGCTTAGTTGCTGTTTTACCAAAGGTTATCATGAAGCTACTAATTGTTCGTTAACCAAAAGCGTTAGTTGAGTCTCATCATAGACAGGTATGGTGAAGTCATTGAAGACTATTTCTTCGTTGTATTCATAGGTAGTAAATTCCCAACGATCCCCTATATCAAAGTCAACTCCTTCTACCCCCCATATTTTAAACTGGATTGCATCATTGGCTGAAGTATATAAAGCAGAAGCTCCTTCAGTGGCCCCATATGTTACTTCTCCATCATAAACTTCACCTTGTCCTTCATCTGTTCTATGTACCAAAGCCTTATCAGTATCAGTAATAGAAATTCTCCAATCAGATTTGACTATAGATTCTTCTTGTACAACTGGGCTCCAATTATTTTCTAAAGAATTAGCCCCAGTAAGGATTCTGGGATAAGGTTTAGTTGATAAAACCTTCAGAGTAAGGTAAGCAACCTTATCCAAATTATCGATTAAAGCAATGATATCGGATTTACGAATTTGCCTATTTACCTTAGAATTATTAAACCCAAACTCATCCTCTAAGGCTGACTTGATATCGTTCTCAGTTTCAGTAACATCCCTACGAAATTTAGCTGTGGCTTCTATATCTAAAATCAATGGAGTATCCCCAGTTGACTTGGCATTAATGACTGTGGTGAGTATCCTTCTACTATCAAAGAAATTCTCTACATCTGTTAAAAGGGAACCACTAGCAGTACCACCTTCAGAAGGGGATACATAAACATCTACCTGCTTAGTGTTCTGATTATAATCAACAGCAGCCTTACCAACACCCGGTGTTAATAATGCTATATCTGTATGATCTTGGAGAGTAACTGCTCTGTCCAAAGTTTTTAAGCTGAGAGGAGCTTTAACTCTGATATCATCAATCCCTTCCTCAGCTCTACCCCCACCTGCAGCAACCGGATTAATAGTTGAGAAATGATCAACCTCAGACCACCCCGCTGGATCTGGTTCAGTAGTCCCATCAAAAAATATTAAGGTATCAGCTTCGACATTCCCACCAGCACCTTTAGATTGGTAATAAGTAGCCAATACAGTATGCCCTGAAGGTGGTATGTCCCCATTGGTATCGTCCCCAAATACTACCCAAGCCTCCTTAGCTTCATTTATTTCTACAATAAAATGCCGATCAGTAGGACCAGAAAATGCCAGTGTATTTTGTAATTCCCAAGTTAGAGAATTGATTGTGATCTGAAGAGAATCATGTCTATAATCAGCATGTAATTGATATGCCTGGTCAGCTGCTGCAGTAGTAGTCCCTACATTTTCATCTGTTATACTATCACCTTGCCTTGCCTTTACCACTACAGAAGAGGTCCCTAAAAACATGGTAGCCTTCTCCTCTGTAATAAATTCAACTTCATCCTCATCAAGGACAATAATACCAGCATCAAAAGTATAATCCCCACTAGTAAGATCAACGGGATCCCCTCCCGTTGGGGCATCGATTGCAGTGAATATTAAATCGACTGTAGCAGATACCTTAGCTTTAACCCTATAATCAATTAACCTGGTTAATTTAATCATCGAACTATATCTCCTAGCTGTACTGATAAATGATTCTCTTGCTACATTATCAACATAATAATTTAATTGTTCTATCAACCCAGCAAAAGCCGAAACAATAATAACGTAGATATTACTCTCACTAAAGTCAGTTATCTCAGTTACCAAGGTTCGCATCCTATCAATCAACGAAGACTTAATAGACTTATAACTTCGGTCCAAATATGTTATCCAAGTATTTTCTAAAGCCATAACTAAATACCTTGATTAATGTAAAAGTAATGTTGCAAGCTATCCTGAATATCGAATTCTTTTATTCTATAAATCAGGTCTATCGAAAGCTTTTCTGATGAAGGCCTATAGATTTCCATACCAAGTAACTCAATACGATTTTCCCATTCTGATAAGGCATCTCGTACAAACCTTCGAAGTAGAGTAATTAGGATATCATCATTTGGCTCTTCGAGTAATTCAAAAACCCTTGAACCAAAGTTATCTTCATATTCACTGGTAAACAAAGGCCAGGCTAGGATACATCTGATTGAATCCTTAATAAGATCGGAGCCCTCTACTAATGTATGGGCTCCAGAGGTTAATGTTAAAGGAAATGATATTCCCTTGGTACGAATGGTAGACATTATTTTTTATCGAAACTATCTAGGAATTTTTGAAGTTCTATGTGACGTACAGTCCACCTAGAATTTTCTAGAACCTTAGTAAAATTAGTATAGTCAGCATCCTCTAAGGATATCTTACCGTCTTTTTTATCCTCTATGGCATTTTGGATTCTGTTCCGATCTCTGATATCCTTAGGAGTGAAACCACCTTGTGGAACTATATCTAAAACCACTTCCATTAGATCAGCGTAATCCATTGTTTCTACTGGATCCCCCCCGAACTTAACTTTGTCAAAGGTAATACTTGTTTTCTCGACTTTAATGGTTTTCATAGCTATTAATTATAATATGTTAGTATTGTTTAATAGTATCTCGGTTACTAGTACATTCAAATTAAGCCGCTAAAATCCTATATGTAATCATTACCTTTATCGTAGATGATGCACTACCTCCGGTACTATCAGCATCCGCAGTTATTTGTAAAGAATTGTTAGCCAATACTACAATATTACTAGTACTATCAGGGTACATAACCTCGAACCTATCATCGGTATCTACAATAAAATTAGTAGAAGTCCTAAATGGGTAAACAGAATTACCATGATATTTTAACCTAAGATAGGTTCCAGTAACAAAGGCTGTAGTATCATAATTATAATAAGCCGATGCACTTATAACCTCTATAAAATAACCACCCCCTGGGTTGGTAACGATAACGATAGGAGTAGTATTCAAACCTTGTACTTGGGATTGGGTAAGGGTTACTGTAGCAGTTCTTATATTAGCAAGAGCAGCATAAGATAATAACCCCGTAGTAGTATTTATTCCTACTGTAGCATTCGGTGTAGTATTTTCTTTAATACCTAAGATAGAAGAACCATCTCCTAAATGAACATCACCTCGTTCACCAATTCCACCTCCCAAACCCCCATAAATAAAAACATCACCTCCATCATAATCACCCTCAGTTCCAGCATCTCCACCATAAATCCAAATATCAGGAGCAGGAGTATCGGCTATTCCCCCATTCCCAGCATGTAACTTTATCCCATATTGAGTAGTAGCTACGGTTAAGTCTACATAAGTAGTTTGATCTTGTATTCTAAAATGGGCTAAATCAGCATGAGTTGTACTTAACCACAAACTTTGCCCGCCTTTCGCAGTCATTGTAAGACTTACATGAGATTCGCTTCCAGTAGTTTCAAGATTTAAACCAATAGGATCATATGATGCATCACCGAAATAGATTGTCCCAGCAGCACCATCATGCCGAATTCCAGGTTTTAAATATATAAAACCTTCTGTAGAAGTGGCATCTCCACTCCGAGCATTAGCTGCCAGAAGAGTAATATGACCAGCATCGGCTCCTGTAGTACTATAGGGATTCCCTGATAATAATATTAATGTCTTACCATCTACCGATGATACAGTACCAGGCTGGGAATATATAGTTAGGTTATCTGTAGTATAACTCGTAATATTATTCGTAGTTACCTTTGGGCTATTTAGATTTGAATTAGCGTGAGAAAGTGTTATAGTACCATTCTTTAAATCTAATCGGATTTCCTCATTATTATCATAATAAAAATCCATTAAACTATCAGTATGTACCCATTTTATACCTGTATTAGAAGTAGGTGCATTAGGAAATTCAATAATCCAATCCTCCCCAGTACTTATCCCGAACCTTAGCCTTTCTCCAGCCTCTAATAGTATATCATAGCCTGGAGTAGCTGGTTTAAGATCAGTCCCAGATACTTGCCAATAACCACCACCTCCAGCAACCAAATCAGCAAGCGTAACAGTCGATGAATTGGTATCAGTAAACGTCATGTCCCCACTATCGATATCTATATAAGTTGCTGTATCATCAATGTATAACCGATCCACATAACAATTATCCCAAAAATTAACGACACCACCTAAATTGAGTGTTTTATCATCTGCAGGTAATACAGGTTGGTGGGAAACATTATTGGTACTATTCCACACCCATGCCTGTCCTCCTCCTGTATTTACTGCCAGACTATTTGCCCCTGTTTCAAAAATCTCAGTATCACCATCACCAAACTTTATACGTTCAGTACTTTGTGCTAATAGTATATCATGACCAAGTATTGCAGGAGATATACTTGTTCCGTTTAATTGCCAGTAAGAAGTACCCCCAGTTAAGTCTGATAATGATTTTGTTCCATTAACCGAATCAGTAAAGGTCATCTCAGAGGCTGAGATATCTATATAGGTATTAGTATCATCTATATAAACCCTATCGAAATAAGAATACCCAAAAAACCCATCCGATTTTCCTATAGTTTCAAGTTTAGGAGTAGCTGGGGCTAAAGGTAACCAAATAAATATCTCAGTGGTAAGTATATCAAGCCTTTTAGACCCCCCTACAAAAATTTGTAATTCATCATCGGAATCTTCTATTATATAAGTATCCCCATCCCCAAAAACTAAACGTTCATTAGCAACAGCTAATAGTATATCATCTCCGGTATTACCTGGCTTAAGGTTAGTCCCACTTCTCTCCCAATAACTAATTCCAGTCACTAAATCATTTAAATTAACAGTCCCTGCATCAGTAGAAGTAAGAGTCATATCATCCCCACTTATATCAATATAAGCACTGGTATCATTAACATAAAGCCGATCTACGTAAGCATTACTCCAAAAATGCGTATCATCTCCGAGTTCAAAAGATTTTGTAGTGGTTGGAATAAATTTCTGATAAGACCAATTTGCTGATGGGTTAAAGAGCATTTTCTCATTTCCATCAATCACAATTAATAAACTATCATCAGCTACTTCATATATATAAGTATCTCCATCCCCAAATTTAATTCTTTCAGTAGTAACTGCCAGTAAAATATCATCTCCTGCAGTAGATGGAGATAAGTTTGTTTCAGTTCTATCCCAGTAAGTTCCAGGAGATACTATATTAGTAAGGGTATATTGACTACCAGTCTCATCCCATGTAACTGAGTAACCATCCTCGGTACCAGTAGGTGTTTTTAAAATAGTACTGATATCATTACCACCTATCTGAGAGATTATGTTATCCCAATTAAATGGTTTATCTATATATAGAATCCGATAAACAAGAGAGGCTGAACTACCTGAGCCATCTAAGGTAATATGCCACCTGATATTTCCATATGAGTCTATAGAAGCATTGTAAGTTGCCCCACAAAGGTCACCGAAAGATGTAATATCCTTGTCTGGAGTAACAGTACCATTATCAGATATTAATACCCTACCAGTTTGATAAGTAGCATCCCTAGTAAGATCATAATAAATCTCCAATCCCATATGATCATACTTATTACTAACTACTAAGATATTCTCTGTATCATTAGTCAAAGTTTCTGTTCTTTCTACCCCTACGTTGAGGTCCCAATTACGAGGCCCATCATCATAGGATACCTCCATACTCATGGTAGCAGTATTCCCAGCAGTAAGAATAGCCTTTAAGTAAATGATATCGTTATTAATCTCTGCACCAAAAGTACAACCTACATTACCCCCCACTGACCCTAGTTCTACATGAAGAGTCCCATCCTTATCTAATATTGTTAGATCACCAACCTGAAAAGAGTCGTCCCTAGATATACCATATTGGATTTTAATAGACTTATGATCTGAAGTACTCCCTATTGAAGAAGGTGTGATTGTCATACTCTTATCGGGGGTATTAAGGCCTAGCCAAGTATTAGGACCATCATCATGTATCCTTACGTACCCTAAGTACCCATCATTCCCAGAAGGTACAGTTACATTCAACCTAATATCCGACCCATCTAAATCCGCACCCATAGATATACCGGTACTATCCCCGAATGATGAACGATCCATGGTTATTACACCACCTTTGTTTATAACAAAAATATACCCAGATTCATATGAAGATCCCCTATATAAAGAATACCTTATATAAATACCTACGTCTGAAGTACTCCCTACTATTATATTTGTTGTTATCCCGTTAGTACAGGTTACATTAGAATGCAATACACTATAAATAGATGTCCCACCTACTAAATCATCCACGTAATCCTTTGTAGTTACATGCTGATCTAATGTAGGTACCCAACTTGGCCCAGTTAATATACCATCTGATAATTCTAGTTGGCTCGAAACAAATTTAAGATCATCAGTCCCCTCAATAGTGTTTGCCCCAGTAAATACTGCTATCCTATTATCAACCCCACCACTTGCTATTGTTATTACATCAGAATGATTTATTATCCTTGCCCAGTCTACTTGTTTTTTACCAGAGTCTTCTCCTTCAAAAAAAGCATCTATCTCCGATTCTGTGTAAGCATCTGTTATACCATAACCTGCTATAGTAGTAGGTGTCCCAGTAAGATTAGCCCAAGCCAAATAATATGAGGGTAATTGGTTATCCAATCTTTCTGAATCATCTACCACCCCATTCTCATCCGTATCATAAGTAGATTTAAGCATATTACCACCACCCCCAGGTGATAACCCAGTGATAGCGTTATCAACATATACCTTAACAGCCCTAGAAGTAGGAACCATATCGTTACCACCTAGTAATAATGGACTAGTCTCAGCATTAAGCATTAAGTCAGTCCCATTTAAATATAGAAAAGACTGGGCTCCTATAGTTACCCCCCCTGGAGTAGTGTCATCTGCTAATGGGGATCGAGCAACGAATAATTTATTTGTAGCTTCATTAACCTCTAAAGTTACACCATCTATTTTATCCTCTAAGTAACCAGGTAATGGGTCTTCTTCACGGGCTTTAAATTGATAAGTTAATTCTATTACTGCTGGATCCAAAACATAGGACAACACATGCCAATAAACCGGCTCAGCTATATTAACGATAAGCTGCTCGGTCATATCATACTCGTCATCTCCAGGTCCGTATACTGGATCCGGTAGAGTAGTGAACCCAGGTTCCACAAGGAACTTCTGGATCATTGCATCCTGTAAATCTTGAAGAGTATCAGCCATAATTAACTACACCCACCTTCAGGTATTTCAAGTTCTAGTAATTTACTTGCAATAGCAGTTTGTTCTGCTGCTTGCTCTGCAACTTCAAGAGCTGATTTTATGCCTTGGGTTACCTGGGCCTTTATTGCCATAATAGTTGGGCCTACCCCATAGGGGAATTTCGCAGTAACTAAATTAATAGTACTAACAGCCTGATCTGTTGCCTTTGCCACAGTCTCCTCGGCTTGTGCAATCTGCTTTTCTAATAACTTACAGTAATCTGTATAGGTATCAAGTTCAGCAAATGTTTCTTCTAATTTTCCCATTATGTTATTCCCGTTATCAACCCATTTGTAACCTGAATAATTTTCCCATCAGTAGTAGCAAAAACCCCATTAGCTCCTATCGCAAATCTAGGTACCCCACGTATCTCACCTTGAATAAAGGTCTCACTGGATTCTAGTACTACCTTATCACCTCTTAATACTAGGTATGCATTAGAACTTAGGATAATCTTTTCAACACCATCCCTATCATCAATGATTACCATTTGCCCTTTCGGAGTTTTAAACCCATACACCTGAGGACTATCGAACTCTATGGGTTTTTGGTTTAAACTATAATGGGCATGGCTCCAGATAGGAAACTTAGGATCACCATGTTCGAATTCAACCATCACCATATCACTTTTCTGTGGTAATACCTGAGCTCCATAGCCAGCACCAGAAAAAGAATCCCTTGGGTATGCCCAAGTCGGGTGTTCAACCTTACCAGCAATAACGGGAACGATAACCTTTATTCTATTGAGTCCATCTGGGTCCTCGTTATCCACAACATGACCTCTGTAAACAGAATAAAATCTACCAATAGATTCCAATCCATGATAGACGAGGTTTTCAAAGAATCGTTGAAGTAACATTAGTTTTCCTCTACATTCGGGGCTATTCTAGAATCGCTGTTAAGCCAGAGTTTCGTGATCTTTTCAATAAATTCATCATCATCTAACTCCTCTTGGATATCATATATGGTTTTCTCTGGGAATTGCATTTGTTGAACATAACCTAACCCAGCCACGTACCCTTTTGTACCTTCTATATTCTCTCGTAGTGGCTTAGTTACTTCTATTATAATAGGTTTACCAAACAATAACTCTTCCTTTATGAATTGTTTTTCTGCATCCATTGTAACAGCACCTGCTAACAAAATAGCCTTTTCTAACCTCTCACTAGAGGCTAATCTATTAGTCGATAATACCTTCAAACAATCCATCTCTGTTTTGTATCCCTGGTGGGTAATGATGTGTTCACATTTTTTAATATAATAAAGTCCTTTATGTTGTTTAAACACATTACCAATCTGTACTCTCATTTGACTTTGTAAGAAAGGATCTCCCACCACTTTGATATTAGCCTCTTCCTTTTCCATTGCAGCCTTACGAGTTTCATTTGCTATAAAATTACTCCTATCATCTATAAACTGTAATGGCCTGGCATAATGAAAACCCGTTATGATAGCAACATCATCGTAGTAAGGTGAAGGTTGTGGTAAATTAGTATTATCCTGTAAAGCTACATCAGGATTAGAGATTTCTGTATAACTAGGAAACCTTGGTTTCAATTGCAATTTAGTCCAACCTACTCCCTCATCTGTCATATTCTTTTGAACTACACTGAAAGAAGTTCGAGTTGATTGCCACTTCTCATGAGCTCTTACTAAATCAACCCACCTTTTAAGCCATTTCTTAAACCCTTCCTCGGTTAAATTCCTTTCTTCATATATCTCTTTAAAAGTAACCATGGAAAATAACTCATCTAAGTAGGTATCCAACTTATATAAGTTCTGATTACTAGGATCATAGGCAGTACTACTAATGCGGTTTTTTTCGAATTGATCGTATTTTGTTTTAGCAGTAAAATCTATTAACTGGCTTGGTTCACTCTTATAAGTATAAAACCTAACAGGCTTATTTACAAAATCACGATTATGTATTAATAAAGTCTGGCATCGCCCAGTTATATACCAAGGGCCATTAGGACAATCCTTAAAAAGGTCTCTAATAACTGTGAACTTCGATCTATTCGATTCAATTACACCGCGAACTTTTTCTAACCAAGCTTTAATAGGATCATTATCAGAACAGTACCAATGCTCATCATCTGTAATAACAGGTTCAATATTGACAACATTAGGCATATAGCCAATTAAAGGTTTACGAGGAACATGACGTACCACCCCCCTGGCAAATTTAGTCATATCTCTTCTAGAACTTCTTAACCATAACATAATATCCCAAGGATCTATAGGCATAGTATCATGAAGAGAATAGGTTGCTGTTCGTTGTTCGATTTTCCGTTTTAAACCTAAACTCCATATCTCGTTTCCTTTATCTTTTATAACTACATTGTATTTACCAAGAAAACTTGTTTTAAGGTGATCTATCATACTGGCCTCACCAGCTGCAACAGATCTGGCTGTAGTTAGATAGGTAAGTAAATCCGAACAAATCAGCTGGGTAGTTATTTGAGACCTTCCATATTTAGTTTCGTGGTCCCTAACAACTACTGTAGCAGCATAAGTCATAGGCCCAGCAACATACCCCCAAGATACCTGAAGCAATGAACTTCTAACTATCCCAATCCTATTAAAAGCCAAGGGATCAGAAGTTTGTAATTTAATAGTACATTCATCTGACTCCTCATCATCGAACTTGTATCTAAAATCAACTATAGACACATCTCCACCCTTATCTGAGGTTGCCAATATATTACCACCATTGTCGGCTACGACAACCTTAACTGTTTCTACTATACCAAGTGGTGCAGGCATTATGTAACTAATACGTTAGGAATTAAAACCACTTCACCTACAGGTAAAGCAAAGATGTCTTCTATAGTTTCAACATTAGCATCCGCTATTAAATACCAACTATATGAAGTACCGTAGTATTTTCTCGCGATAGAATGAAGAGTTTCCCCTTCTTTAATAGCATGAAACTTATCATTAACACTGCCTTTAAAAACCAAAAACTCTCTATACAAAGCGCTATCTTCTTCTTTATAAAAAACCAGATACCCCCTATCATACAAACCTAAACTCATGATACATGTTTTATTTGGTCAAAAGTTGTGTTTATCTCATCTATCCTGGCCAATGTAACCGTCTGATAAGCCTGTACCGGTAGCATATGAGTACGTTCTATAGATCCATCACTCCCACGACGACCTTTATTAAACTGAGTCATACGATAAGGAGCTGCAATCATCTGAAAGTATATACCCTCGAAAAGTACATTAGATACCCCCCACTTTAACATCACCCTATGAGGATTACCAGTGTACCCATCCGCCTTTGTCAAAGCTTCTACCCTTCTACAGTTCTTAATAACCTCTCGGCTATCCCATGAAGTAGAGTACCAATCAATTTCAAACTCCAATTTATCCTCAGATCCAGTATAATGATAAAATGCCGAATTCCTACCAAGAGGTTTTATTGCAGCAAAGACAGATTCTGAGTTCCAATTTAATTCTCGTGGAACAGAAACCAATTTAATTACTTCATACCCTAGATTAGTTCTCTGTGAATCCATATCGATAATTGATACGTAGTCCGAAAGGCTATTATCACCAGAGGGAGTAAAAGAATTCACCCCAACGTTAGGGGCGATATCAGCTGGTGATAAAACGTCAGGAGTAAACCGAGTAGCTCTCCAAGTATCTATACCAGGTTGGTCAGGTACATTAGGAGCTCTACCAACAGAATCTAATAATGGTAATCTACCAGCAACAAAAAAAAAAAAAAAGACAAGAGCTCGTCTAGCATCCAAACCGTATTGAATACCTTTAGTAGCATCCTTAGATAAATTAAGACGATGGTAATTGGACCAGTTAGGCCCCTTTAATACAGCCATGATTATAATATTCCTAAGTTACGTTCTTGTAAATCACTATGCTTTTTTATTGTGTTCTGCATATGTTCAGTAAATACAGTATCTCCATCCAGTATTACATTCACTACTAGTGGCTGACCTTCATTTGCACCCATTAGTCTTTTAATTTCTTGTGCTAACACACTAGCAACCGCTGTATCAGACTTACCTATACCAGTGATACCAGTGATGGCTTTATCCGGAGCAGTGAATCCCATAAACCTTATAGCATGTTGCATTATAGCCGTGTTAGCTCCAGAAACCGCTTGTTTCGCTTTACTTTGAATGGTTTTTGTGTTTGCTTCTGTAGCAGCTTTGTTACCTTTGATAGCCCTGATAGCCACACCTATTAGTCCCGGTAATACGAATGCTAAAGCTATACCTACTGGACCTCCAAATAAACCAATCAATCTACCTAATGCCATAGCCCCAACTTTACCTCCTGCAGCTCTAGCACTAAGGTTCATCATACCCCTAGCACCGATTGCACCTAATCCAAACATTCCACGAGCAGCTCTAGCACCCTTACTCGCAGAACCGAATGATTGGTACCCTTTAGGACCTTTAACAAAATACCCACCTTTACCCCTATTAAGATTTGGGTTATAGCCATAGTTACCTCGCCTACGTCCACGCCCTGCACCCATCATAAAGGTTGACCCTGCCGTGGCATTATACCTCATAGCTGCTACTGACATTCTATTCCATGCAGCTGTAGTGGTAGCCCCCATGGTTGCAGCCGATGAAGCTGTTGCTAAATGCATTAGTTGTAACGTTTTTACTATAGCACCATAGGCAAACCCAACGGTTTTCAAGGCTATAAATCCAGCAATACCTATAGCAAAAAACTCACTGAAGAATGGGATTTTAAGTAAGAATGAAAGAGCTTTGGTTATACCCTTTAATGCCTTAACTAAGGTTATAACTACGGGCTCTACTGCAGCAGTAAATGCAATCCACATAGATTTCCACTCAGAACCCAATTTCAATAGTTCACCATGTAAGGTGGCCATCATATCTTTCATGATCCTACCCGAATGCCCAGCAGATTTAGTAGCGATGTCTCCAGTAAACCTTTGGAACTCTTGAAGGTTTCTTAAGAAAAGAGATCCAGCCCTTTTACCACGAACCCCAAATATATTTTGAAGGATAGCTTGTTTCTCAACATTCATACCCTCACCAAAATTCTGGTCTATAGCTCTGCCAAACTTAGTCATGATCTCAGTCATGGTAAGAAGATTTCCAGCCTGATCAGTGACATCTTGAACACCCAAGCCTAATTCAGCCAGAGCCTTTTGACTAGGACCAGAAGCAAATGATGAGAATGCCCTTGCCATGTACCTCATTGAATTCTCCATAGCAACACCAGCCATAGAACCCTGCATACCAGCATTACCTAATGCCATAACCATAGCAATAGATTCATCAAGTGATATGTTCAAGTCCATTGCAGTAGCACCTGAATATTTTAAGGCATCTCCTAAATCAAATAGGTTTGTATTAGCTCGAGTAACTGCATAAGCTAAACGGTCAGCAACATTCGTGGTATATTTAAAATCTATCCCGAATTGTTTCATGACATTCGTCATGATATCAGCTGAGCCTCCTTTCCCCCCTAACTGAGACATAGTAGCACCAGCCAAGTTAACCGAACCATTTATATTTTGTAATACTTGGTCAACCTCCATACCAGCCATGGCCATAAACCTCATACCCTCTGCTATATCCTTAGGATAGAACATCGTTTGACCGGCTAACCTTTCTGCAGTATCTGTTAATTTTTTCTGTTCGTTAGCAGTGGCAGAGGTAATAGATTTTACAAACTCCATCTCATAACTATACTCAGCAGCCTTTTTGATTTGGCGACTCATACCTCTTAACGCCATTGCGCCACCAAAAGCCATCCCAGCATTGAGATTTCTTTGACGGCGTAATTCGTCTTGTTGCCTCCGGATCTGGTTCTGAAGATCCCTGGATGCATTCTTAATACGGGCTGCAGGGCCTGTGAATTGATCCCTGAGGAACATTGTTATCCCTATCCCTAAGGAACTACCTCCTACCATATCGGTTATTTTTTCTTGGATTGTGCTTCGACTTCCTCGTCGTATTCATCACATAGATCGAGGAATTTTTTTCGTCTTCGTGTAGTAAGCTTAACGAATTCTAAAAAGGCAAGGTTAATATTATACTGAGAAACACGGAAATAATCCCTTTCTATATCCCTCGTGGAAATAAAAAATCCGATGAGGCTAGAATGGGGTATTCAATTTTCTCGTTTTGTTTAACGGGGTGTGGTATGATAGTAACGATTTCTACTATGGGATCATTCTTAAATACCATCTCCCTGATTTCCATCATTTCCTTAGCAACAATATTCTTAAAGGAATTTACATCCTGCCAATCAGCCCCGATCTTTTGTTTAAGTCCCCTAGCTTTTAACTCTGTATTCTTAGTAAGTTCAACCTCAGGTAATGTCATTAAATACCTTTCACCAACCCCATCCATGAAAGTAAATTTGAATTCCTTCTTAGTAGTTATTTTAAATTCTAATTCTTTTTTACCACCGTGAAGGTGTGGGGGTATTCTATAAGGTGAGTAAAGTTGGTCTCCTTTCTTAGGGAAATCATCCTTACTATAATCCCAAATATAAGAAGTAAGGTCCTCTTCATATGAAGCTATCCTCCCATCTGGCCATTCGTAATCGAATTTCATAACAGCCCCCATGGAAAATATCCTACTCGCAATAACTATGAAATATTTATCCCCGAGTTTCATTTGTTCTACATCCTCATATGTAGCCGACTTACCACCTTTAAATTTAACGATGATACCTTGAACAAATTTATTAATACCAGAGCCAAGAAAGGCACCCGAAGGATCTGAAAGAACATCATCATCCTCCCCAGTTTGTAACCGAATGACAACTTCGTAACCAGAAGGGGTTGTAAGTATTGCTACCTCCCCGTGTAATTTTTCAAGTTCTTCAATACCGTTATTCATAATATTTTATTTGTAATAGTATTATCATAGACTAGTATAGCAACAAAAAGGGGACCTAACTTACGTTAATGTCCCCTTCTAGCTATGGACCTAAAACCGAGAGAAATTACACTTTCGTATATTTATCTAAAGAAAATTCAATATTCTCAATTGTGTTCTCTGAACTCTGACGATCAAGCTCATGACCTGGTAATGAAGAAGGCCAGCATCCTGTAGCAATCCATGTGTTAAGGATAGTCACCCCATCCTCTCCAAATTCTACAACTGTAATAACCTTCTTGTAAATTTGAGGAGGAGCTCCTCCCCCGAGCAATGAACTTTGACAGGTATCAAACCAAGACCACAAATAGGAGTCAGGTTGGTCAGAGACCATGAGTTTCTCACAAACCATTTTACCATATGTTACACGACCAGCAGTTTTGATATCATGGTTAGTGTCACCATGTAATGCTTCTTCAATCTCTGCATCAGGTAATGTAACCTTTTGAAATAAGAATGGGTTAACTGGGTCTGGACTGATCTGTACAGAAAAGTTAAACCTTTTCCTGGGATTTGCTACGTTAGCCATTGTATATTATTTTTAAAAGGTTATTATGTAATGTAAACTCCTTCGCCTTGAACCAACATTAGATTCAGGGTTAATTCCTGCATAGAAGGAATGGGCCAAATCTTCAGATTGATTTTATACTTACCATTCTGTACATCTGTTGGATCATTAACCTGCAAGTCATCAATAGTACTTGCATCCTGGTCTCCATAGTACTCATATTTATAAAGAGCACGAGCATCAGGTGAAGTTAGCCTATCCAAGAAAGGAGTAATATGATGGTAAATCTTATTGAAGGTAATTGGGTCATTCGGTTCTTCCAGGTAAGTTTCTAAGATAGGCTTAAGAGTCCTATGAAGATATATGATAAGCATTGCTACACTTAAAAACCTAAGTTGGTCATTAGCAAATTGGGCAGTAAAGTTTCCAGATAATTGT